TAAGTGATTCAAGAAATATAATTCTATATCTCCAAATTGGAGAGCTTGAGCAATCAATTAATATGTTAAAACAGCAATTAAAAATTGCTGGCATTATCTATAATTAATAATTTTTAGCTTACCAATTTATCGGGAGTTTATAGTGCAAAGTTCAAATCTTGTCTTCTGTGGTTGGGCAAATCAAAACGCCCAAAAAGAATCAAACTTACTTGATACATATGAGGATTATTTTTTAACTCTATCCGATGAACAACAGGTTAATATAATTGAGGCTGAAATTAGTGAAAACCAAAATTGATTTATATGGACCACCAACACAATTTTTATATGGGGTTAGAGATGAAACAGATTATGCACGAACAAGCGGACAGGTTTCGCAAGGTTGCTGAAAGTAATGAATTTAGGGCGTTTCCCTGCTCTTGCGGCAAGGTTAACCATTTACGGGTTGATAAAAGCGGCAAGATGTCTGATTACGTAGATCGACACTGTTGGAATTGTCATAGAATATTTTAGGCGCATTCTTTCTAATGTAGTTTAACACAATTCAAGGGGTTAAAAATGAATAGCACAGCAGTTTTAAGCTTTGAAACTGAAGGTTATTTGTGGGATGGCACTTTAGCAACACGTCCAGGATCGGCAAGTTGCTCAATCAATAAAAGTCGCATCTCATTTAGAAATTGGATAAATGAGATTGGCAAGAAAGAGGCGCGCACCGACTTCGAACGTATTTTCGCCTTGCGGAATGTTTTTCTAACTGTCATACATTGCAAGTCAAGCGGAACAGAGATTAAACGCACTCGATTTCTTGGAGACTATGAGGTTTAATCTTTGATAATTAATATTTTAATAAGGGAGTAAATATGTCAATGCATATTATTACGAATAATCAGCCTCGCAATTTGTTATATGGAAATGAGCTATCAGAGAAAGAAAGGAAAGAATTTGATTATATAGATTCAGAGGAATTTGATTCTGATTCTTTCATTAGATATCGTGGACAGATATATGATTTTTTAGAGTTTCTACAAATTAATAAAGACTCAATATTTTTTAAAGATTGGGACGGTTATATTGCTAATACTGCTTTTTCTGGTGTATTAGCAAAGTTGATTGATCATGATAAAGTTATCATGGCTCGATTTTACTGTTAATTTATTTCATATTTAAGGAGCTATAAAATGAACGAGAATAAAGTTACTTATTATCAGAAGAAACTTGCAGATAGAATTGCAAACACAACTGATTTTATTATTGTTCGGAACACAGTTATTTCACTTGCTGAAAAAATGAAAGGGCAACAACTGAATCGTAGATTCCTAACAGCTTTAAAAAAGGAATTGCCTAATTATTATATTAGCTATGAAAAAGGTTTAACCTACGTTTCATTAACTATTTGGGGTAATGGCGTTTATTATGATAAACGCCATATAATTTATCTTGCTGATACTGGTTACCTTAGTGGAAAACCAGAGTTTGAGATTGACCCAGAAACGATTAAAAGTCATAATCCAAGCGGCATACTTGAGACCGATAGACTTATCAAGTATAAAGCTGCAAAGCGCAAGATTGCTGGCTGGTTAAAACGCAAGGATAAGATTGCACTTGCTGAACAGAAATTACAGGATGATATGCAAGTTTATGATTTAACTTTTCTTTTTAACAAATAATTGGGAGTATAAAAATGTTTAATATTGATTGCGGGACCCAAGATTGTGAAACTTGTCCACTGTATGAACTGTGTGCAATAGATGACACTGCCTAAAAACTGAATAGCTATTAAACAAAGGAGTATCATGCCTTTTCTTATTCTTAAAGGTGAGATCCAAATAATGATTGTTGTCGCTGTTTTTATTCTCTACATTAAATATCGGTTTTTTGACAATAATTGATCGGAGATAAAATGAAAAATCTAATAACTGTACCACAAGCGGCAAATCTTTTAAATGTCAGTGCTGTGCGTGTAAGGCAACTTTGTATAACGGGGCAGCTTGCAGCACAAAAACCCGGCCGTGATTGGATTATCAGCACACAATCAATTAATAATCGAATTAGAAGCAAGCCGCAGTCTGGTAGGCCGAGAAAGTAAAGAAATAACGGCTATATACATAAGCAACAATTTATAGCAATGCAAAGCCCTCAGACTTAAATAATAGTCTGAGGGCTTTTTTTTTGTATCTAATCTAAATTGTATTAAATCATATTATTGATCAATGTTGATATACTGCTAAAACAAGCGGACAGCGGTATCAGAGGTAGAAAAATGATTTTATGTATGCAAGTGACCCCACTTAGTTTAAAATCGCACCATGGCGCTCCCAGAGAATTTTAATCTGATATTCTTATCTTTTTATCTACTTACCCACAAGAGCGCATTATTGAAAACCGAAAACCGTGGCCTTTTTGGACTTTTTTGAGAATTAAAATTTAGAAAACAAAAATTTTTTTGAAAACCGTGGCCTTTTTGGACTTTTTAAAAAGATTTTACATTTAATAAATATTTATTTTTTAAAAAACACAAAATAAATTAGCTTCTATTTAAAAATTCCCTAAGCGTTTTGTTCAAACTCTTTTTATCAAAGCCTATTATCCAAGCCCCCTTTTGTATTAAGCAGTTATTTATAATTGTATCTTTCTTTAAAATGTAAGAATTTAATTTTTTCATAATTGATATAAATACCTTCCTATTTTAGTGCGTTATAAAAATTGAAATTTATTTAAACCTTTAGTTTTAATTTTATCTATTAAATAATACAAATACCCCCGGGGGGTTAAAATCAGGATTTACTTTTTCTGAAAATACCCCCATACCCCTTTACGGTGGTGGGGGTAAAATTTAAAATTATAATTTTCCTAAAATATCCCCACACCCTTATTATTTAATTATTTAACTGTGCTTGGACATACCAAGCACAGTTAAATAATATCGTATCTCAGTTTTAATATTAATAGATTTTTCAAGTAAGTTATCTCTAATCATTCTTTCAAGCACGGATTTTAAAGCATACTTAGAATTCTTCTTCTTACAATCTTTGTATGAGATTTTAAAATAAGCAGTAAATCTTTTTGATTCTTGTTCGTCATTTAATACAATAAAAGTTTTTCCCTTTTGTTTACGCCATACTTGTAACAACCAATCTATTTGTTTCTCATATACAGAACACTCTTTATTATACTTTTTATTGTTGTACATATTATTTTTCATCTGTGCTTATCTCAATAGGTGGTTTTGTTTTAATCTCTGAAATATCAATGCTTCCATTTTGGTTTATCATAACAGACGCTTCTGCTGTATAATCAATTCCATTTGAATAATCTATTACTATTATTTTCTTTTAAAAAAATGAAAACCAAAACGCAATATTGCTATAAACATCCAATCATCTTTTCTTAATATCTTAAATAAAAAATCTGTTTTTTCAACATAAATATCCCAATTTTTTGTTTTTATTTTTAAATTGCCCCTTATTTTAAATTTACTATCCCAATCTGATTCAACTACCATACAACAACAATTACATTTTATAATTTTTCCTTCGTGTTCTATATTCAATTCTATAAGATCACCAATTTTACAGAAGGGACATTTTTTATTAAGATGGCGTTTTGATATAAGCTTATTTTTGTTCATTTTTATTCTCCTATCGTTTATTTTTTATTGCAGTAGAAATTGAAAATAAAGAAAAACAGATTGCAGCTACACAAACACAATTTGTGTAGCTTGGTGCTTGTTGTAAAGACAACCAAAGCGGTGGAGAATAAATTGAATACAACCCGAATAATAAAAGTATTACTGAAATTGCTTTCATTTGTTATTTCTCCTTTTTAATTTGTTCCATGGCTTTCTTTAAGTCTGATGGATAAATAATATTTAATACACAAAAAAGTACACATAAAATTAATACAAAACTGAGCACAGATAAAAATATCCAAGTGTACCACTCTAATGGTCCTGAGCACGAAAACGGATAATTAATAGCTCGATTAGTTATTTCATCATATAAACATCCAATAAAAGCAACAATAAGACAAAGTCCAACAAAGCTACTAATTCTAACGCCCATATCCTGTGTATTCATCCGATACTCCAAATTAAGTTTGTTTGTTATTAGCCCTCTCAGAAGCAAACAGTTTGTTTAGACATGCTATCATCTCTTTTAGTTTTAAATCGCTCTGTAAGACTCTCAGCCGTTCCTATGCTGTGTTTTGTCTCTGAATTGTATTAGCTGAGTGTTGACATTATTCACCCATTAAATTCGGTTCCCAAGATTTCATTGCACGTAAGCAGCCACCACAAAGTTCTGCACTTTTTCCATCTTTAATTAATAACAAAGCTTCTTGAAAAGTTATTGCAGCATTAAAAACAGGCAGACTTCGGGTACCACAACAAAGGGAGCTTTCTGGAAATACTTTATTTTTCACATGAATTTTTTGTGTTTTATCTCTCAGTCTTGGCATTAAATTACTCCTTTCTAAAGTGGTGTGTCTGTTGATTCAAGTTGTTTCATTCGTTTTTTAATAAATTCTACCGCCTTGGGTAAAATTTGACACACCCTACTTTCAGAAACATTTAAAACAGCCCTGGCTTGTTTCATTGTAAATCCGTTTAAATAATAAAGTCTGAATGCTTTTCCTTGTTTAAAAGGTAGCTCATAAGAAACTTGTTTGATCAAATCAAGTCTCTCTTGTTTTATATATTCTTCTTCTATATCTACTTGTGGATCAATTAATGTATCAAGTAGGGTTCTTTTATTAAATGGATTATCTTCATAAAACTCCTTATCTATTGAATCAACCCGCCTAATATTTTGTTTGTGTCCTTTTCTACCAAGCTCTGCCCTAAAAAAATCTACTATAGCATAATTAGTTGCTTTCAACATTATATATTTTGATAATTTATGTATTTTACCATTTTGAATACCAATAAATATTTTAAGAAAAGTATCATTTGCAATTTCCTCTGCTGATTCTCTTGCACAGATATAGTAAGTTCTACTCATTGGTACAAATATATATTTAAAAATTAATCCCCAATATCTCCTCATAATTTCTTGTTGTGCTACATAATCTTTTTCAACAATATCAAGTAAAAGTGAATCAAGCCCTTTAAAGGTTAATCTATCCCAATTACTGGGCCAACCAAAACCCGCTGATGTTTTATATTTCATTGATCAATTCCTATTATTTCTTTATCTACAACATAATAATTATTTAAAGCATCACTTTGAATAATATAAAAACCAGCAACAATTTCTTTTATTCTTCCAACACAAATACCTAATTCATTTTTATTAGTGGCATTTGAAATATCAATTTTGAATTTAACTCTGCCTCCAATTTTATATTTATTCATATATTTCTCCAATTCATTTTAAAAAACCCCCACTATTTTGTTTTTCTTCAATTTCACGCCAAAGTCCTTCGTTCATCAAACAATACACCCTTAAGTCATTCATTGTATCTCTAACGGTTTCAGAATCAATTTTTAATTCATTTGCTGTAAGAACCTGTATTGCTCGTTTTAATTTATCAAGTGAGCGCGTAAGAATACCAATTAAACCTAAATCTCTAAATGAATCTCTATAATCTGTATTTTTTGCAATAAATATTTTTATGTCTGCTTTTTGAATTTCTTTTAATAGAGCAACAAAATCAGGATTGGTATTTTTCATTGCTACTGCATTAAACTTCTCAATTATATATAACATAAAAAGTTCTGCTGATTCTGTTCTTTTTCCTGTAAATTCTAATTCTCCTTTATTTGTAACTTCTAATCTACCAATTTCTTTATCATTTTCATCATTAAAAACAAGCAACGATGAAATATGCGGTTTGTTCTTTATAACTTTTATTTCATTTTTAATTTCGTTTATGCTTTGGCCTACAGGTTTGCTTTTAGGACGAGGCACAGTTGGATAATTATTTGTACCGCCCTTAAAACATTTACCCTCTTGAATTTTACTTGTTTTCATTCTTTTAATCCTCCAGGTTAGCCAGCTTGCAGATTGCTGAGATTATGGATACGCGAAGCTCCCGTGGAGCCGAAAAAAACCAGCTTGTCCACTCGTAGTGCGCCCGCTCTTGGGTTGTGTATTTCGCTGCCACCGCAAACCAGCCCCCTATCAGCACTTCAAGCCGGACTTCGTTCTCGTTGTGGGGGTCACACCAGTCAATCGCGCCGCCCTTGAACGCCGGTTCAAGATCACACCCCACATAGTAATCACCGACATATAGTCCGGGGTAGTAATCATCCTCCCGTGTTTCCTGTACTGCTTCCAGTGCCAGCCAGAACGCTGGTCGGTTAGCTTGTTTCATTGGCTGCCACCTTGTCTCCACATCAAAATATAGTGAAAAATTGTTTGTTCTATCCCAGATGCATTCATTCTCACCGGCTTTCTTTTAATTCGCAGCCGCTGTCCCGTTGCCGTCACTTCTATTAATCCACACTCCGGCGAAAGCCGGTTTATTTCGCTCTTACTAAGCATTCCATTGGGAACGGCAAAATAAAACTGGTTGCAATACGGCCAGTAATCCGGGAATTTTCTGTCACCGTAGAAATCGGCCCGGCTGCATTTAATCTCATAGGCAATAGTATTTACCATGCCGTTCTTTTCGCGCCGCAATGCCCACACGTCTATCCTCCCAGGGTCAAAAGACACTAAAGCCGCCATCTGTTTCCTGTAACTATTCATCGCCTTGTGGTCAAGAGGCAATGCAGCCACCTGCCTCTGCCGCTCAGTGTACCCCTTACAACCCACACCCGTTTTGCATTGGGGCAGACAAAAATCTCGGCGATGCCTCTTAATCAAGAGGGCCGTTATGTCGGCTTCTTTCATTGTCGTTACCTCTATTCAATTCAATGGTCATCGTTCTATTCCGCTTGTTAGCCAAGCATTTCTGGTATTTCTCAACTTCTGCCACTTGATCCCTGTTTTTATCGCTTCCTTTCCACCATCGCTTAATTACGCGAAAGATAACGTATACTACCAACAGTTGGACGGCAATTAAGGCTATAATAATACAAAAGTCAAAGTCGGTAGGATACATTCCGCCATCCAAGCCGTAAAAGATATTCCCGTCCTTATCAACAACAACCCCTTCCGATGTCATTGTTAACTCCCCCACAGGATTAGACAAGCCCCACCAAGTGCCAGCAGGAAACCAATGCTTATTCCCGTGAGCACACCTCGCCAGTAATCTGGGCGCGAGCATTGTTGTCATTCATCGGTTGTTTCCTCATCAGTGGGCGGGTCTTTAGTATATGTTGCTTCAAAAACATCCCTCTTGCAAGGATATAGTTCACCCTTAATCCCACGGATCAAAACATCTTTGCCGGGGTCATACTTATGCGTCCCCTCAAGCGTGGTAATTTCGAGGGGTACTGGTGGGGCGGCAAATTCAACTTGCACAGGTCGTTTCCAGCACCTAAACCACTCAGCGGATTCCACAGCCTCACGAATCTCAACCTCTTTTGCAGCCATGCAATCGGAATAGCCATCACTCATTATTCTCTCCTTCGACGGGCTGGCCCTTGAGGTAAGCGTCAAGTCGGCAGCCGGGAGCGTGGCCGCTTAAATTGCCATGAAAGCAGATAGGGCATCCGTCCCTTGCGCTCCACTCCAACTCCCGCAGCAGGGCGTTGGCCTCATCCCGTTCTTTCTTTGCCTTGGCAAACTCAGTGTGGAGTTTCGCAATTTCATAGCCCGTTTGAGTCATTTCCCCCCCCACGCAAGTCTCTCTGTAAGCTTCTCGTTAATATCTTGCAAGTGCGCTACGTCCAGCGTAGTATTACAGGCCGGACACCAATACTCTCCAGGCTCAGCCACGTAACCCTTGTCAGCCTTCATCCAAGTAAACTCACCTTGATAACCACAAGCAGGACACTTGGCGGTGAGAAAGTGCTGTAGACGCTTCTTTGTTTCGGCAAGCTCCTCCTTCATCGCGTACCACTGTTCACGAGTGGCCTTGAGCGTTCCAAGTGCGTTGCCCAATTCTTGCCCAAGCCCTTTGATCCGTTCCAACGCCTCCACCAGTTCACCCTCTGTTTGTTTATGATCCTGTGGCATTACTCACCCTCCGGCTCTGTATTTGAACACCAATACCAACCAAACTGTATTGACCACAACGATTAGCACCCCACCAGCAAAACTGAACCATTGGTCAAGTGACGGATAATAGTATAGGTTCCACATTCCCCACGCCGTGAAAAAACATACTGGCAACCAGCTTACCCCCGCGACTACTTTGTCAATTAGGAGCCGCCTGACATTCAGCGTTAGTAAAGCCGCACCAACCAATTCAAAGCAACCGTTGATCAAGTCATTGTGCTGCACTATTCCTCCAATGCTCTCGCAATCTTCCTGTTTATCTCTTCCTGTGTTCCCATCCATTTAGCAATCACTGCAAGACCCCGGTTGATTCGTATGACGTACAGCGTTAGCGTTGCAATGGCTCCTGTAAGAACGCCAACTATAGCGAGTTCCATTTATTCCTCCGGCTTAAAGGGTATTTCTTGCTCCTACGGAACATCATCCCAGTCTAATGAATCAGGGCGCTTGTCTTCTACCAGTAGATTCCCTAACAACGCAAAGAGCATTGGGGGAATTACAGTAATAACCAAACAGCCGAGGACTATCCATTCCGCAACCATGCGCAACATCCGCAATAAGAACATTTATTCCTCCGGCTCAAAGGATATTTTGTAGCGGGTGAAGGTTTCCCAACAGGTATCTACAACAGCCCCAATGTCCAGTGTGTCTACCCGTACCAGCCGCCGACTCCCTGCGTATGTTAGTGATAAGGGGCAGGGCACTACTTTATAATCAACCACAGCCACCACATGCGCCCGCGCCAGCTTCGCCTCAAGGCTGTCGATACGGGCCGCATCAGACATTATGGGAGTGGTGCTCTTGACCACCCCAAAAGTATAAGCCGTGCCCTTTTCAAGAACCACACTTTTAGAGTGTGTGGCGAGGTCATCGCGGATATCCTCGCGGACATCCTCCACTATTCGTATCAACTCAAAGTCTTTTTCCATGAGATTGCGCCACAGCCAGGGGAACCCTTTGCGAATCGAGCCGTCAGGATAGTGTACAATTACATCATCACAGGCCGTATCTCTTATCACTATGACGCTATCCATCCGCGCCATTCCCGGCAACGCACACAGGAGCAGGGCTGCCACGAGTAGTCTAATCATTGGTTGCCTTCCTTTCGGCCAACCAGAGCAGGATGGCGATGTAGGCTTCGGGTTCGGTGCTGGCGGTCTTCTCAAACGGCTTACCCTTCTTGCAATAAAGAGTAGGGATTAAACTCACTTTGTGTTCTTTTAACGTGCCCTGTGTCTCGCTAACCCACTCATCATACTCATAGCGTAGTTTATATCTTAAACCACACATCTCTCGCACCTTATCGCTGATTTGTTTCTGCCAATAAGGATTCCGATAATTACAATGCCTTGCTTCCACAAGGTCCATACCAGAAGTGCCAGATTTGACAAGGCCGCTAAGAAACTCGCTTCTACTTCCCTCTATTTCCCCCAGCGCCCTTGCTATCTCCTCGCTGTCAGCGTACCCTTGCCGTGTCGGTATAATGTCACACTCGCAATCCTCAAAATGACGGTGACACTTATCGCAGGTACATTCAATGCCCCCTGTCTTGCTGTCAGTCATCAGCTGCCTCCAATGTCTCACATAGAGCAGGAATCGGGCTATCGGCTTCACCTACCAAATAAGCCCGAATCGCGCTTGGTATCTCTTCCAGAATTGTTGTTTTAGTTCTGATCTCTGTCGTGGCCAAGTACCGCTCACGCGCCGCAACAATCAACCGAGGAAGCCAGAAGTAAGGATCGAGAGTTGCACTATTTTTTCTATCAAAGGCTTTTGGATTACAATAATGATTCCTTTTTAGCTTCAACACCCTTGTGCACCGTTCGGCCTCAGCCTGCATTAGCTGTTTCATCTCCACACTCCTATCCAGCCCGGATTACCAAAGCAAACCTCGCGCTTATATGTTTGCTGATAGCCACACTTGGTGCAGGTTCGTACTTGCCCCAACTCAGGATCATGCAGTGTAGGATACTTCCACTTATGGTCACACCGAGCAGATGTTCCGGTAGTCCAGCTATGCGTTAGCCGTTTCATCTCACCTCTGGCTCAAAGGAGATTTCGTAGCGAGTAAAATAGTGCATCTCTCTTGTTGTATATTCAGTGCCCTCAATCGGAATCGACTCCCGTCCTTGCTGCATATATGCTCTGCGTGTTATTATTGCCATGCCAGAATCGGGTATTGCCACCACATGCGCCCGCTTCAGCACGGCCTCAAGGCTGTCAACCCTGTTCATCGTTTCATCGGCGGCTGCGAGGCGGGACGACACGCCTATCATCCATCTTTGGAACACAGCAAACTGTGGGTCGTTATACCTTGCCTCTGGCAGCAAAGTTAAAAGTCTTGCCATTTGATCCTCAAGGCTATCGGTGCGGGCCTCAAGCTTGATAATTGTACTATCTACAACAGACATTTGCATAGGGGGCAGTAGCAAATCCCACCGCAGTGGCGCAGAACCCTCCTCTAACGAGATTCTCCGAACACGGGTAGATATTATCGAACTTATGGTATCGGGCCGGAAGCGATACCAAACCTCATGGTCATCCTGCGCCATTCCCGGCAGCGCACACAACAGCAGGGCCAATGTGGTTAGTATAATTAGCTGTTTCATTTGTTCTTCCCCTTCTTGTCTCTCAGTTTCAGCGCACTCATAACATCTTCGTAAGGCATGTCGATATATATCCATTTACCATACAGATATATCATAGAACTGGTGCCCTTCATTGTGCTTTTGGCGGCCTACACAAACGACGGTTTAACGAATAGCGTTATCGTTCTGCCCTTGAGTTCTACAGGTCTATATTCAGCCTCAATATCTCTCATAATTTGGGCGGTGTTCCTGTTTTTATCCACAGGGAAAGATGTGGCAGTGGTCCGAAGCGTAGGCTTTGGCAGATGAATATAAGGCGGTGGCTGTTCTGTGGCGCACCCAACTAACAGGACAAAAAGCAAAATCAGCATTAAGTATCTCATGTTTTCAACCCCAGATAAATGGCAAATAGTCTAATCATTTTTTCATTTCCATTTCTATTAAATATTTATTTGTTGTTCCCGTTTCATAATTGTTACAGGAATTGAACAAGATATAAAAATCAATATTATAAAAAATAATACTTTATTCATAATTGATAAACCCTATCTAAAATTTTTTATTATAATGAACAGTCAATAAAACAAATCAATATGCAAATAAATAAAGCAATAAAAAGTATAATTTCTTTGCCAGTTATTCTACCCATTTGATTCTCTCGCTGAGAAAAGGTTTTAGAAATAACAAGATAAAACTTAACAAATAAAAATATTATAATTACTGGCATAACTATCTGCATTCTAACACCAATAAACTCTATAGTTGATTCTAACATTATTTATCCTAAATTAAAAAAAGTAAAAAGAAGAGAAGCGGTATCACCTTGGGTTATCAATAGTCACGCCAGCTATTTTAGTACGACCCAAGCTCCCATGCTTCTCTTCTCCGAATAAATATTTTTTACCCTCTATTATATTATACTAAATTTTGGGAAAACTAAGATGTAAATTTATAAAGTTTTTTTATCCTATTCCTTTTTAAATATAAGTCCATATTCGTGGCGCTTTGGAATTGTCTTTGTCTCAATTATCTTTTGTGCAAATGTAGCACCAAATGGATATCCAAGATCAATGATCACAATATCTTTTATTGTAAAACCAGCCTTTTTCATACAGGTTATAGTATCATTATGATAGGAATAAAAAACCCCGCCTTTTCTAAAATCATTCACAAACCAAGCACAATATGCACCATGCTTCAAGCATCTATAGTTCTCTTTCATAATTAGAAATAAATTTTTCATAAACTTTCTATACGTCACCTGTTTTCCAAGCTGTTCTGGTTCATCACCATATTGTTCAATATCCCAATATGGTGGACTCGTAATAGTAAAATCACCATATTCATCAGAAGTAAATTTCATGTCTCTACTATCTTGTTCAAACAATTCTATTTTACACTCAAATTGTTTTCTTAACTTTACTGCTATTTCTTTATTTATTTCCATAAAATTATGGCTAATATCATAACCATGATAATTACGTCCTTCTCGTACAGTCATTTCCATCCTACTATTATGTCCTGCGAAAGGGTCAACAAACACATCACCAGGATTTGTATAAAGTCTAATCAAAATATTACCAACATTGTCTGGAAACTTTGAAAGTGCGCCACGCCGACCACCTTGACTACTACGCCCTAATCCTGAAGCTAATTTTAAAATTGAATTTGAAGGAAAACCAGTTTTATTCCTACCAAGTTTAATTCCTTTTACAGTTTTATCCATTGATTCAAGATAGCTATTTGCAGCATGTTTATCAGATATTTTTGAATTCTTAGTAGCTACCATAATAGAAGTAGGAATCTCACCACCAAAAAGTTTAATGATCTCTTTTCTTCTTGATTTACTATATGCAAGTGCGTTGATTGTTTTTCCTTTTACTTTTTGTGGTTTGTCTGATACAAAAGATTTTAATTTCTCCGTCACTTTTTAATCCTATTCTAAGTTTTTTGGAAAACTAAGACTTAAATCTACTAATCTTAAATTTTGCCCTAACAACCTTTCCACCGCAAAGAGAAGCAAGTTTGTTTGCTGTATCTTTACACATAACTTCAGAAATTGAATTATCAGAAAACAATATTTGATGCTTGCCCCATCTTTTATTAAATTTTTTGTTTTTATGTCTACCAGAAGGACCAAAAATTAAAATCTTAATTAACCACAATAATCCAACTAATACTATAAGTATTCCATAACACTGTAAAAATAAAATAAACACAATTTATCCTTTCTGTGCTTTGATCTCTGCTTTTGCTTCTTTAAGTAAAGTTTTTATTGCATTAAAAAAATCTTCTGGGACAACCCACTCAGGGTGTCCGGTCATACCTGTAATTTTAACTAACTTTGTATCTGGCTTTTCTGATGGATATGCAGGATATTCAAAGAAAATTGGAAAAGTCTGTAAAAAATTTCTTGTAGTATGTACCAGGACTTTAGCCATTATAGCTCCTGTCTGAGATTAGTAACAAATGCAGTACCATATATTTGTTTTAAGCAAGAGAAGCAAATTGTTTTCTTGTTCTTTACATGAAATAATTGCTTTTTTAAAATAGAATTAACTTTTTCTGTATTATCAATTGTCTTACCACAATACATTATTGAACAATTATTGAACAAAGTGCAATGACGTATATGTGTTTTATTTTTACTCATTTTACATCCAATTTAGTTTATTTTACTCTCTACTATATTATACAAAAAATCATTCACCACCAGCAGAACTATCTTTGTTCCAATCGCGCTTTAGCACTTTTTTACCTACATCATTAATTGCTGCTTCAAGACTAATACCATATAAATTGCAATAATTCAGCAAATAAACAATAATGTCTCCAATAGCATCTATTCTATCATGCTGTGCTTTGTCTGGCTCTGATAGAAGCTTCTCACGGGTATATTCTCTAATACACTGCTCTTCTTTCAAGTCAACATGTGAAAGCTCACCAAGCTCTTCTATTAAGCCGGTACGCTGTTGATTAGCAAGCATTCTGCGATAAAACTCTTCTGGTATGATAACAGTATGCTTATTTGAAGGACAAATATAATTTTCTGGCCTAGTAGCGGTCTTTATTAATTTTTCTTTACAAATAGAACAACGTAAAGAAAAGTTTTCATTTAACCATACACCAAATCTTGCTTGTAATGAGCTTATATCAATCATTGGGTTTTCCGTCCTTTCGAGTGATGGGAACTGTAACTGATTCTGCATAAACAGGACAACTACAAATTGTCATCACAGGCTCTTTTGGTAAAGAACAACCGCTATTTTTAATATTTTCTCCGTTTTTCTTTTGTACTGTTGCTCTACATTTGATAATAATTTCCATAATATAAAATCCTTATGTATAAAATAAAGAATAGACTAAAATAAATGCAATCTACCCAAAATAATTTTCTGAAATTTTATAAGATTTAAGTATCAAGCAATAGTTTTGATTTTGTTGCTTCACTAATTTCTCCACCTAAATTACCATTTTCACCAACTTCAACAAATTCTGCTTCTACTATTACCTGTTTTTTATCTGAACCATCATCGGACATAAGATATTTTTCAAATTCTTTTCTACTCTCACTCTCTGCTGGCAGTTTTAATAAATCTGCAAAGGTATTTGCTTTAGTCTCAGTAGACGTTTTTTGTAGGTTTGTCATTGTATTAAAAAGTAATTCTGTCAATTTATTTTGTGCTGGTGCTTTGTCATGCAACTTCACGCTGATTGAACCGTCTTTACGTTGAGATATTTCTTTTATTACTGTGGTATCACCCATTTTTCTTAATAATTTAAGAGATTTATTTTTAATATAAACTTTATCTCTCATGTACCCAGTAATAGGATCGGGTATTTTCTTTACACCAACAAAATCTGTAATATCAGAATTAGCTATTTTTATAAGCTCACTAACTATTTTATATGCTGTAATATCAAAATCAAGTAACATCGGAAGTAAAATTTGACGAACCCTACGCCTAACAAGCGGTTTCTTCCAGTAGTAATGTGCTGTTTTGTTTATTGAGGTTCTTGAAGCTTTTTTAGTAATCGAACCGGTAGCAATAGCAGCTTTTGTTAAACTACCGTATGCTGCATATGCATGAGCAAATTTTTCTTCCCTAATTGGAAGATTAATCTCTTCAAGCATTAATTCTCTATCAGCAGCCTCAATACTTTTTGTCTGCTCGATTAGAGCAGAGATATTGATATTTTTATTTGTATTCTGATTAGCACCCACCTATTTCTTCCTCCATTAGAAAAATTTAATTGGCTTTCTTTTTCCATTTAGGCTTAGGGATTATTCTCATCACTGCACCACAGCCTAAACATTTAATTTCATTCTTACTAATTAGCTTTACAAGCACATCATGGCATTTACACATTATACACTCCATTCATTTTATTTCTCCTTTGACATTTTTATTTCTATAATTGGCTCTGAGCAATAAATATTATATTTACATGCTGTTTTAACGGCCTCTGCTGGAGAAAATCCCATATCTAATGCCGCATACGCATATTCTCTGCCAGACCCGATTGCTATGTGTGTTTTTACTTCATCAACAAAAAAACCAACTGACCGAAAGGCTCTTCCAGCCACCCCATAAATATATGAATTTTCTATTTTATGTTCTCCTTGTTTCTCTTTTTTCCAACTGGCAAACTCAACCAGTAATTCTAAAATTGAACCAACTTCACCAGACTTCGGGCAATGTGTCCTTAAAAATACACAAAACATTGCTGCCTCATCACATTTACCCACAGCACCCAGAACAATATCTTTTACTTGAATCAGCTTGACAAATGTTGTTTCCTTCGTATTTTGCATATCACCGCTCGTTATTGCTGAGTCAGCAGCAAATTCTATTTTATCCCCCTTGATTCTGCAAGTCACGACACTCATTTTAATCTTCCTTTTTGTTTAGTTTCCAATTGCTACAAGACATACGGCCTCAAAACTTATGAATATCTGGTCGGGACGGCCAGATTTGAACTGGCGACCACTCGCTTCCAAGGCGAGTGCGCTACCTGACTGCGCTACGTCCCAAGAATCTAATCCCGAAGTGGACCCCAACTATGATCGGCAATCTCTACCTGCGCGTCCACAGGCCGATAGCACGTTTACAAGAGATCGCGTTGGCACCGTGTGTCTGCATTCAGCAGCCACTTCGGAATATTTAACCTGCCGGGGCCGGATTTGAACCGGCTATCAACGTCCGATACGCTTACCGCACCACGCCGCCCGGTAGGTTATTCTTTATACCTAAAAAAATGATTTCTTATCTTAGCTCGTTCAATAGATACATCTCGTTTTATTTTTACAAAAAAACCTGAATATTTTCTTTTTGCTTCATCTGCATTTCCACAAGTAAAAACTAAAAATTCATACAATAATTTTGACCAACAAATATCAGATATTTTCCCAGCAAGATAAAAACCAAAACAAAAAGCTAATATAGCAGTTATAATTATAATTAGATAAATCATAATAAAATCGTCTTTTTTAGTTCTTCAACAGTTGTTATTGCAATTAGCTTCTCTCCAATTAAATAACTAACTTCAATGTTTGGCTCTGCTTCAAAGCACCAACCATGCACGGCGCCTTCTCCGTCATAAGCTACAGTACCGAGTGGTGAGATGGGAAGGAAGACAATTGCTTCCTTCCCATCATTTGTTAGAAATTTAAATGGCTTAACTCGCAATTATAACCTCTGGTTTAATCCCATCAAGAATAGCCTGAATTTCTTCCGGCGTATCAACTGCATCGGGCTTTAAAAACGTCAGTGCAGCTATAAGCAATCTGTCAGCCTGCATATCATCAAGCTTGGCCTTTGCTCTAAATTCAGGCATAAGCAATAATTCTTTGAATGTAACAGCACTAACAGTTTTAACAATTGTGCCTTTACTCTCTTTTGTTATTGCAGGCACATCAATCCAATCGAGCCCATCATCACTAACTGAACCAGGAATAAACTTATCGCCAATAGTGTTGACCATGGCTACAATTATATCATCAATTGGAGTTTTTGTCTGTGCTGCCCGCATACCAAGAATGAAAGTAAGAAAATCAAGCCCCTTAGCAAAAAGAGACCACAAGAAATTTCGTGGGTTGCTCATAGTTTTAGACCCCTAACTATCGAGTAAATAATTGTATCTCTTTTCAAACAGTTTAAGCTTGCTTGTTATCTGTAAAATAACTGCTTTGTCTGCTTTAACTCCTTTTGCTTTCTTTAAATCTGTACGTAATTTTTCTCTATCTGCACACCGTCTTACTTGTACAAGTTCAAATAGCTTTCTCATTGCATCATCACCGGTTTGGCAACGACCTACCTCAATTATTTTGTCTGTGGTTTCTCCTATTAATTCAAGTTTACCAAAAAATAAACCGATCTTTTCATCACACGCACAAGTAACTGCCCCAAATTCTAACAACTTTGAAAAAGTATTCATCTACTTTTCTCCTCCATTTGATAAGTTGGTTTCTAACTTCTCTTTTTTAGCAAGATAAACATCGATGCTTTTAATCATTGCTCGTAATATCCACGCAACAAAAGTAAGTCGTAAAGTTACAATACATTTCTCTCGATGAGTTAATTTTTTATACCTACTACTAAGTATTCTAAGCCTTTTCTCCATCAATTCTTTTACATTATCAAATTCAGCTTCATCAAACTTTGGTTTGTCTGGCTCATTCTCCTCTAAATATCTAAATAAATAATCCGAATTCTTATTAAACATTTTTATGGCCCCTTAGCATGAAAATCACTTTGATTTATTCCACAACCAACCGCGTATTCTACCCTCAAATTCATCAACAATAGGATAGACCGCTTCACCAAATTGTGCATACTCTTTTTCAGTTACAACATGGTCAGCAGAAATCTCTCTATACTTTATTAAAATAGCATTAAGACGCTTTGCAGTTTTCTTTAAAGCAAATTTCTTTGCAAGCATTGGAAACAAACCAACAAGCAAACTTGAAACACCTACAAGTATTTCTGGTAAATTATCAAATAACATAGTAAGAAGCATTCTGATTATTTCATTATCCAAAATTAACCTCCACGTTTAGCAGTTACAAGCAACTGCTGTAACTGAAGAAATTCAGAATAAATTCCATTGTCTGGTAATGACATAATTTCTACATCAAACTCCTCATTTTGAATATCAATTGGACGAACCTTTGAAAAAATAGTAGCAAGAAATCTATCAAACTGTGTATGATCTATAGTTGGACAACCTTTACTTAAAACTCTTGATGCATAATATCTATTTCCTTTATGTATCTCAACATCAAATTTTGAAAGCTTGTTGTTTCCTTGTTTAGTTAAAAGATCAATTTTTCCTCTTTGATCATGTATTTCAACAGAGACACCATTAATATTAAATATACAAGCTCTTTCAAGAAGAATAAAGTCATTATCTAAATCACAAAGAGAAATCGCAATATGATTGCCAGCACCACTATTTATTGGAGCAAACGGTGATTCAATATCTTTAAACGAAGTTGTAAAATGAACACCAAATTTTCCTTTATATCGTTGTTTCTGTATTGATTGAAATCTGCTATCTGTACTTGATACTCTACCATCAAATGTTGCTATTGTTTTATTGTTCATAATTAAATCAACATCGTGGTCATTTGCAATTGGCCAACCAGCACTATTTCTTAATTCACTAATCGGTAAACTATTTAACAATTGTTGTATTTCATCATTGCTTTTTGGTGTAAATAATATTTTCATTTGTTATTCTCCCATTTCTGATATTTGATGAATTGCCTGTAAATTTCTATATTTATCATTTAGACCAATCCCGTAGCCAACAAGAAATTTATTATTTGCTATTAATCCATAAAAATCTGGATTAAATGTTGAAAAACTCTTTTTTATTAATACACAGGAAAAAACCTCTTTCGGATTATACTGCTCATTTATTCTTCTTTTCAAAGCTTTTAATGTTGCACCAGAATCACAAACACTATCTAAAATTACAACAACATTATTATCAATATTTTCACCTTCTAAATTATAATATAAAAGTTCTGGAAGTCCAAGAGATGTTTTATATTTATCAATCTCCTGCTCTTTTGTATAAACAAAAGTATAACGAAATGGAAATAATAATTTATCAAACAAACTAAAAGCAAATTTACCGCCGCTTTTCAAAACAACAACAAATATTATTTCACGCTTTGCGCAATAAAATTCTAAACGCGCTGCTAACATAGATGATAACTTATTAGTAGCAATATCAATATCATTTGCTGTAAAAATTTTGGTGTGCTCATTAAACATTATTTATTAACCTTTCGGCATTTGCACCCCAACGCCTTCAACGGTAGGACATTGGCACAGTAACTACGCAAGTCGGCCATTTTGCCGGGATCGTTGATTGCACCTTGGGCCTTACAACAAACTTCGTTGATGAGTGAAAAAAGAGCATCGTGGCTCTGATATATTCCTACGCGGTTCACTTGCAAATCTGCGATAGCCCGATCCTTCTTCATCAGCTGCCTCCGCAAGTGCTCGGCGTATTCATCAACACCCCTTAGCTGTTCCTGTAAATAGGCGGCCCGTTCCCTCGCCTCGTCCCGTTGAGATTGTAAATGACGAAGCTTTTCTTGAAGCTCATCTATCAGTTGCGCAAAACTGATTGCCCGCACTTTTTCGGGCGGTTTTGTTTCTCCGTTCTGTTCCAACATCGGTGCTCCTTCCTTAGGTCCATTACACTTGCCTTTGTCCATTCCGCCGTAGATAACAAAACATTCCCGCCTTGTCGCAAACCATTCTATGCCACAACCGCCCCGGAATTTTGGGTATTTTCCGCGCAACATAGGCACAGATTCATAGCCAATAAATACGGCCCTTTCTCCTGCGTGTGGGTGTGGCTCTCGAAAAATTACGCAATCTCCGACCGATAAACTCATCATTCCCCCCTCCTCTGCTGTAATCAGAAGGATTTACCCGGCGCTACCACGCCGCCGCTTCGGAATATTTCACTATCAAAACATTTTTGTCATGTTAAAGAATTAACCTGCCGTTGTTAAGTTATCCTAAACTCGCCGATGTCCTGCGGCGTGTTTATATCCAGTTCGTTGATCGCGTTATGGTAGTAAACTGCTGTTCCTGATGCGTTGTTCCGCAAGTAGGTTAACACCCTAAAGAAGGTGTCCAACTCGTTCTGTGTTATCGTATCCATTGTTGCTCCCGTTAAAGTGCCGGTGGGGCGGAAGACGTTTTTGCTTTGATCTCCGTCCTCCACCCGATATCGCAGAGTGGAACCTCTGTTCATTTAACCTGCCGGTGTCAGAACTACGTGCTATGCCGCTGTCCCAAGTATTATTCTGACATTCCTCAGCAACAACGAGCACTGGAGTCCGGTCGCTGTGCGCCGCCCGGCAGGTTATTATTTACTTTTCCTGCTTCTTTTTCTCTCTTCTTTCTATTTCTTCTTTAATTGCCCTTACAACTTTATGTTTAATTTTAGGGTGTCTTGTTATAGAAAGAAAAATCTGATCATTCTTTTTATTTTTGGCCAATAAAATTTTCTGTATTGTAGGATCAACCATATATTGTGCTACACGTTTTAAAAGTTCTGATAATTTATCTTGTCGTTCTTTATTTTCTTTATATTCATTTGATGTGTTTTTATTTTTGTCTGCAACTTTTAAAATTTTCTTTTTTAACATTTCGCATCCCCCTCTATTATATTATACAAGATTTTTATTTTTAACCAACAAAATTATTCCGTAATCTGTGCTACTTTGCTACCAATTGATTCTTTTTTCTCAGTTACTATATATGCTTTATCAAGATAATCAATAAAATTCTGAGAATGTGTTGTTAAAATACATTGAATACCAAGCGATTTAAATGTTTCACGCATCATTTCTGCTGCTGTTCTCTCATTGCTCTCAGAAACAGATTTAAATGGTTCATCTAAACTAAAAGAGTGTGATTTTTCATCACTAATAGCCCAAATAGCAAGCCTAAAACCAAAACTCAGTATATCAACAACGCCCTCACCACATTCATCTTGAATACGTCTTGGTTTTCCATATTTATATAATATTGGATTGGCTTCTACTTGGTTTCTTTTTACTTCATAATTTAATTCAAAAGAATATTTATTACCAAAAACAGCTTTTAATGCCAAATTACTAATAACTTCAATTATTTCCCTGGCCTCTTGGCTACAATCAATAAAAAGTTTTGTAATTACAGATTGGGCTTCAAGCAACTCTGATCTATCTTTTCTTCGTACAAATAGCTGTTGTTTTCTCTCTTTAAGCGCACCCTCGAAGAGGTCACGCTCATTTGTGAGTCTTGTTATATATAACACATGCTCATCTGTAGACATTAGCTTAAATCTCTTTCCATGAGTTTATTTAATTCACCAAGTGTGGTTTGCAATTTCTCTTCCTTCTTTCGCAACACAAGATAATTTTTCTCAATTAGTTCTTTGGCTGCTGTAATATTTAATACACCAAAATCTGCTTTTAACGCATTTAAAATTCTTTTCTTCTCCTCTTTTAGTTGCTCAAGCCTACCCTTATTTTTCTCACTTTTGCTTCGTAATCTATTTATTTTTTCAGAAAGTGCATCAAGAGATAGTGCCATCATTCACCCTCCAAGTTAGTATAAATACCATCAAATATTTTTATAACGTGCGTGCCAATTTTATCAGCAATGCACTTCTTAACAAGTCTTTCTCTAAATGTTAATTGCTGGCTAATTGATACGTTTTTAATTTCTCTTGCAAGTAAGCCCCATTCCATTGCTGCTTTCTCCAATACCTTTGATTTTTTTGAAAGATCAAAGATATCTTTAGCTTGTTTGTGTGGAATTTCTATTTGTTTAATTTCCTTAGTTTCACAATTAAAAATATACATTGCCGGTTTGTGGTCTCTTACAACATCTATTACTGATTTTCTGCATAATATACCAGCATTTATAACAATGGTACTTTTAAATTTACGTATATATTTATAATGATAATCTCCAGCTATAATTAAATCAAAACCTTTGTATTTCTTAACTACTCCTTTTGCTGTTAAAAAATCTACTCCTGGTCCAATAGCTTCTGCTGCCACTTGCGTATGCACTACAAGAATATTTGTTTTACATTTTTTATTAAAGGTGGGAGTTTCATTTGTTTCACCATAACTTAAACCAGAAATAAATGTATTATCATCTAAAAATCTACCAGTTTTATTTAATATCTGCAAAGTTTTTAATCGTTGTAAAAATACAATAGGAGATGTTCTTTTATTCAAATATCTAAAAGTTAAATCATGCTGCCCAACAATTACTTTTAATAATATATTATATTTTTTTATCAATCTATAAATATCAATTATAACACCAAGATTTACTACAGGTTTATCAAAAATATCTCCTGGCATAATTAAAAATTTTATATTCTTTTGTTCACAAGTTAAACAAACAAATTCCAATTTACCCAACAATGCTTCATAATAGTTATCCGTTCTATTCCCCGGCTGACTATCATCTATGTGTGGATCACCTATAAATGCTATTTCCATTTTATTGCACCAACGATTTAAATTTTAGTAGAATTCCTGGGATCCACGGATAAAACAATCCCTTGCACTGATATTACACGCAGAGGCAACGGTGGCGATCATGTTTACAATATTCTCAATCATCTCGCAATTATAGCCCCACTTCAAAAGCGCCTTCACGCAAGGCTCAACCTCTCCCATGGAAAAAGGAAGCGCCAAGCACGGCCTCTCTGCAATCTGGAATGAGTTGTTCTTCATAGCGGCACCCATAATATTTTGTGTTTCTTCTGAAACAATTTACTTTTTCCTAAGTACTGTATTACATAGTGGACACACATCAAGTTTATCAAATATAACTTTTAATTCACTTTCTGCTTGTATAATATCCTGCTCTATTATTTTCTCTGCTTTATGGTTAACTAAAAAGGTATTTAAATAATCCCCTAACTTTTTTGTTTCTTCTATTAATTTCAACATACCAACAAAAAATAAATCATCAGCTTTTGATAAAACAATAATATCTTTCTCAGCAATAATGCAATTACCATACTCACTAATCTGTTCTTTAAGAAAACACGTATCACTATCAAGCGAATCAATATTAGTATAAAGTTCATCAAGATTATTCAATTCTTTATCATCTATTACTTTATTTCCAATTAACTGCTCTCTGTCTTTTATATCTGCAAATTGTCTCATAAGTATTATAATATTTTCATTTTTATTTCTAATTTTTTTTATTTTGTCTAATATCATTAATTTAAGTCTTAATTTATTTTGAAATTTTTCTATATTTCTAAATCGTTTTTCATTTAACTTTTTTTTACTCTCAGTTATTTTATCTTCTATACTTTCAATAGTATCATCAACTTTACCAATTTTAATTTTAACCTTACTAATAACTTTATCAACTCTACCAATTCCTTTTGTCATGTTAATTAACTGTGCAATCTTACCTGCTGTATCAAGAATAAAATATGCTGTTTCTCTTTGAGTCTGTAAATTTATTTCTCCAAAGTTACCAAATTTTGCTATTACTTCCTCGGGTACGTTTTTACCTATAACTTTGCGTTCTTCTTTAGTCCCATCTGGTTCTTTAATTACATATTTATTTGATCCTTTTCTATACATATGCATTATAACTTTAGACTTATCGCTAAACTCAACACCAATTACTGCTTTCTTTTCTCCATCTCTTATATAACGAGTACCAGCACCAATTGGTCTATTAAATCTTAATAAAGTTAATACTCGTAAACTTAAAGCAGTTTTACCTACATCATTTGTACCAACCAAACCGGTAATACCATCAGAAAGAATAATCTTACTCTTTTTATGGCTTTGAAAATTAATAGCCCAAATGGCTTTAATTCTATGTTTTATAACATTGTCGCAAGTGCTTGTACTGGAAGTAACCATCGTTTTTCCTGATTCTCCCTGATAGATTTATGGGTAGGTAAAAATGAATAATGATCAAGATATAAATACAAATCTGGATAAAAATAAGGTAAATCTTTACTATTTTGAAATTCGATGTAAAAATCCTGTACTGTAAAATCTATATATTTAGAAGTAAAAAAATCTATTTTAATTTGCTCAACCCAAAATCTATAAATATCTCGTAAGATCGGATCAAAATATTTATGTCCTCTACTCATCAAATTCTCCTATAAAATTATACCCAAGATAATTCACTTTTCTTTTTGGTGTAGTGTTAAGTAAAAGTTTTCTTCTCTTATCTGTTAAATCATTTTTTAGATTCATATCACCAGTACGCAATAAAATTTCTGTTCTAAGCATATGAGCAAGCCAATAAGCATCTGCAAGATCAGAAGCAGGACACTCTACACGATCTTTACCACTTTTTGTTTCTATTACAGATAATAAACGATCATTAGCAAGCGCATCAAAATTACCATCAACAATTGCATTTTGTATCATAGCTACTTTATGATTCACATTACCAACACCAGCCCATGACTGAATAGTTTTTGGGGAATAAGTACGCATTAAAATTTTTCTATTATATAATATACTTTTAACACCCTCAACTAAACCACCAATTTGATACATTGATCTACTTGTACTTGCAAAAGAAAAACCCTCGATAGCTGCATGGGTAATTATCATATTTCTTTTCTTCATATCTTTTACAACACCTAAAATCCACTGTCTTACTAATCTACTTCTAACAACCTCTCTTGTTTCTGTATTATTTGTATTCAATTTTAATCTTTTATTAAAACAAACACAAACTTGTTTGCTTAATACAAATTTCTGTTTATCTGTTATATAAGCATAAAAACAAACTTCACCAGTTTTTATATTGAGTGCAGTAAATCCAGTATGATTTAAACTTATATCAAGTCCAATTACAACATTCATTTTACTTGCCCCAATTTATCAAGTTGCTTTAATATTATGTAGTGGAATAAGTCGATCAATGATTTCTGCCGTTGGGCTTATAGTTGATTCAATTAACGCCGTATCCTTATAAGCCATAGGAGCTTCATCAAGCGTGCTCTCGACCACCGACTGGCTGTAGATGCCCTCCATCGATGCGGTAAAATCCTCCATCGGTATCTTTGCCTTCGCCGCAGTGCGAGACAGCACCCTTCCAGCCCCATGTGGTGCACTATAGTTCCAGTCTGGATTACCTTTGCCCTCAACAATAAATGTCCCATCACGCATATTCAGAGGAACGATTGCAAGCTGGCCTTTGTTGCATTGAATAGCACCTTTACGAATAATATTGTCATCAAAGTTAATATAGTTATGCACAGATTCAATTTCATCAGACGGCACACATCCTGGAAGCAGTTCAATAATCAATCTCGCTATCGTATGACGATTAAGTTCTGCATATTCTTGGGCGGCTTTCATATCACGTAAATAACCAACTAACTCAGCACCCTCTAAGTATTCCAACCCTCTATCCATTTGAGTACAATTGGCTTTTAACGCATTGACCCTCTGCCCTATTTCTTCATTGGTTGAGGTTGTTTCTTTAAGTGCTTTAACCTTCTCTGCAAAATCCTTTTTTTGTGATACCCTATTCTTAGCTTGCTTCTGCCAGTAATCACAAATACACTTGCCAAAATTTCTTGATCCAGTATGAACAATAAGCCATATATCTCCATTTCTAAATGATCTTGAAAACTCAATAAAATGATTACCACCACCAAGAGTTCCTATACTTTTAAATGCTCTTTTTTCAGCTGCTCCTACTCTATAACATATCTCAAACCATGTTGGTTTACCGTCTATTGCCATAGAGCGAACAGCAAACCCCATTGGTACTACTTTTCTAATATCATCATCAAAGTCTTTTGTGCCAATACGCTCCAGCAATTCTGAATTATTCCCTAAGTTCACAGCTAATACTCCACAGCCAATATCTACCCCCACAATATTAGGGGCCAGCTTATTGCCGAGCTTCATAGTAAAACCAATAACAGAACCGTATCCTGCATGGCAGTCCGGCATAATAGCAATAGGATTAGTAAATTGCTCATTATTAACCATTTGACTAATTTGCTCTAAACAAGATTGTTCAACATTATCAACATAGATAAGTGCTGAAGTATATTTACCATTTATCATCATCTTAGAATCTCACTTTCTCCTTTATTCTCTCTTCAACCTTATAGATTTCTTGCCAAGTTTTATAAACAAGTTTTCTCAATCGTAATTCAAGATTCTTTCTGCTAATAAACTCAACCATATCAGAAAGCTTTTGCTTTTTTACACCACAAAATTCATACCAGCCACGACCACAAATTGCTTTAATTTTCTTTTTTAATTCAAGTTCAACTTGTCGCTTTACCTTTTTCGGTGTGTTATAATCAGGATGCTCTGTAATTTCATCTTCTAATTCTTGTCTCATTTTTTCAAGCTGCTCTTTCTCTATAGGCTTGTTTTCTTTTAACCACTGTAATGAAGTACCAATATCATCAATACCATCTGCAAACATGAAACGAAATTTTCCATCACGAAATGGTGGAGAAACTTTATTTTTCTTAATTAAAAAACCAACCTCAATACCAATAACAACACCACGTTCATTCTTGATTTTTTCACCGGTTAAATCAAGTAAAATTTGTACATCAGAATAAAACTTTATTGCACGACCACCAGAATAAACTTTTCCAGCACCCATTTTAAAACTATCACGCAATTGATCAATTACTATAATAGCAAGCCCAGCTTTCGTTATATCTCTAAGCAATTTGCGGTAGGCTTTACCAAATTGTTTTGCTCTATCTCCACCATAAGTTGCTTCACCAAGATCCATTGTTAAATCTACAGCAGCACTTAAAGCAGTTAAAGAATCAATTGAGACTGCACATTTGCTTTCAAGTTTTTCGTCTTTCATCATTTTTAGAATTCTTGGAATTATCTTACCAAAGGTTTCTTCGATAGTTCGTGGATTATAAATTTCAAAATCGGTTCTTAACTTCTGCTTTCCATTCTTATCTGTATCAAGTATTTTAACTCCGTTTGTTTCAGCCCAATCAAAATCAAGTGAGCATTCAACATCAACTAAAAATGCTTTACCACCCTTTCTCTGAGCAGCACCAAGCGGTTCTAATGCTAAAACTGACTTAGTAGTACTTGGATCCCCAAAAATGTGTGTGATACGGCCGCCGGGGAACCCACCGGGGAGTTTATTAGCTACAGCTAAATCAAGTATTGTACAACCAGAACTAAACCAACTTTTTACTGGTGGTGTTTTTAATCGAGTAATACTATTACTCTGTACCAAAGACTCCGCTTTCTTCTTTGTCATCTTCTCTATCCTCATTCTTTTTATTGCGTTGGATGGCTTTCTTAGCAGCAACTACTTGTTCACGCTTATTATCCATAGTTTTCTCTTTAATTGCACGAGAAAGATATACTGGTTGATCAACCTGGAAATATTCACCATTATATAAACGCTCTTCAATTCTAAGAGATGAACGGCGGTGCTCAAGTGTAAGCATTGCATTTTTAACCTTTTCTACTACACGAGAAATCAAATTTGAAAATGTTTGTGACTTAAAATACTCAGCAGATTGAACATAAACTTCATCAATAGCTTTTTCTGTCACTTTCCCAAGTCCAAATCTTTCTGGATTACTTCTAATCAAAAAACGAAGTGTACCATCAATTGTCTCTTGCAATAGCCCCGCTTCTTTCTCAATATAGTGTATATCTGCAAACAAATTTCCAATATCTGATACTAATTCTGGCTGCTCTGCACACTGCTTTTCAAGCTGTAGTGTGTTTATTTTACTTGAAGATTCTTGTAGTGTTTTTATCTGAGAGAGAGAATCTTCTGCCTGAGAAACCAGCTTTTTAAGGTCGATAAGAAGGGGCCTTATCTCAGGTAAGAACCCCTTCTTATCTTGCTTACTACTCATTATTTCTCCTTTTCTTAGATTTATTAGCAGCTTGCTTTTTTTCTGCTGCTTTTTTCTGCAATCTTTGTTTAGCTGTTAACTGCTTTTCGTCCTCTTCATCATCTTCATCCTCGTTTTCCTCTTCATCCTCATTTTCACTAAAAGGGAGATCATCATCTTCATCCTCCTCTTCATCTTCATCTAATTCAAGTTCCTCCTCATCAAAATCTTCATCTTCAACCGCCTTCTTTTTCTTTTTATCAGTTGAAGATTTCTTACTCTTTTTCTTTGTTGCTACTTCTTCACCATCAAATTCAAAATCATCATCCTCATCGTCCTCAGATTCTTCAACTGCTTTCTTTTCGCTCTTTTTCTTACTACCCTTCTTACTAACCTCTAATTCATCATCATCTTCATCATCAAAATCATCTTCACTATCATCAAAATCATCTTCATCATCTTCCATTCCTTCATTATCTTCATTTTCAACTTCTGGTTCTTCAACTTCATCAACAAGGTTTGAAAGAAACTCATCATTTGAATTAACAAGCAACTCATCAAGCATTGGCAAATTCTTTAGATACTTACTCGGTAAAGCATTTTTCATTTGTCGAACTTTTAAACCCTTATAATCAGGATAACCACCAGAACCCTTAACAATATATCTAAATGTAATCAAACATGGATGCTCAGGATCAGCGATATAAACAATTTCTCCATCCTGATCATCGCTTTGTTCAAAAATTAGTTCTTCAACAGTCTTAGCAGCAGGATAAACCTGCACACCAAAAGATTTTGTTTCTGCATCTGTCATATCAAGAATAAAAAACATAGAACGAAAAGTATAAGAGGAAAGCTGACGTAGGGTTTCTTCATCGGCACCCTGCTTTTTAAGCTTTGTTCTTAATTGACAAATTGGACAAGTACGTCCTTTCTCATGATATGTTGGACACAGCACATCTATATAACTTGCACCCATACCACGATGAAGATGAATCTTTTTTGACCAATGATCGTCACTATCAACATGATCAATAATGATAAACTTATTCAACTCTTTTGGAGTATAAACCATCATCCCATGTTTTTCAAGCATCTCGTGATTCAAATACTTATATCGTGTAAGCTCAGAATCAAAATCACGACCCGTTTCTACTTCCTTTTGACGGCGCCTCATAGCTTCGATTTTCGCTCTTGAAACCATACGTCAATCTCCTGATGAATGAATTTCTTGAAATAAGAAAAGCAGTAGTTATTGCTCGTGTAATAATAGATGCAAAATAAAATAACACCAACCCAATAAGCATTAATACACATTCAATATATAAAAATTGATACCCCCAAGTTAAACTAAAAAATATATCTAACATTTTTATTCCTTAATTAATTATTTACTGGGAGTTGGCTCAAGGGTTGCTCCTTTCGAGAGTTCTTGATTTGTGTTAACTATAACTAAATACCAACTCCCAAATATGCACCAATTTTAAATTTAAGAAAAGACATTTATTTTTGTCCTCTACTATATTATACAAAACCCAGCTCTAAAATATGTAAAAAAGTTATTATTACTTAAAGCATGAATAAAACTTCTTCACTATTCAACAACCGCTTCTATACATTGTGCAGAAAAACCAGCAAACCCAGTATTAAAAGTAGATTCAGAGAATATAGCTGATAGTAACAAACAATATTGGATTTTTTTAATATCAGATTTTGGATTAAGCAAAACAGCATTAATATATCCAAGCACTCCACGCCGTGCAGCTTCGGCATTTATATTTTCAGAGCGAAGTTTAAATAATATATTTTGAACCCTTCTTAATCTTGCCTGTTTATTTATAGAACTAAATAACAATTTTGATATTTCAAACACCTCTGGAGAATCGTCTATAAACACTATTGAATCTATTATTTCAAGGCAACTTGTTGTTTTCTTATCCTCTAAAAGTTTTGTGTTTGCTATTACAAAACTTATTTGATCTAACATTTTTAATATGTTTCTTGGTATTCCTGCACCCTTTTCTATCAAAGCATCAAATACATCATCAGATATTAAATCAATGTCTATCTCTGCCTTTTCACAAATAGATAAAAGATAGCTTTCTGACTCTTTTGAACTAAGTGGTTTTATCTGATAAATTGAACACCTATTTCTGAGGGTTGGTAAAAAACTCGCTGGGTCTGTTGTACAAAAAATAAAATATACTCCTGCTGGTGGTTCTTCAGTATCTTTTAATAAACACTCTTGAGCATTTTTTGTTAGCATATGACATTCATCATAGATAAGTGTCTTACTTCTACCCCCACCGACCATTTTAAGACGTAGTGAGCGTATATCAGCACGAACAGTATCAATACCATTGGTATTTGCTGCATTGCGCTCTATGATGCTTATATCAGTACAGCCAACCTTATGGGCAAATATTCTTGCAAGGGTTGTTTTTCCGGTTCCACTTTGGCCGGTAAATAAAATACTTCTCGGCGGTCGTTTCGCTTTTAGCTTTTTAACTAAATCATATACTACAATTTTATTTCCATAAAAATCTTTAAATGTTTTTGGTCTTAAATCAGTTATTAATGACATTTTTAAATTTTCTCCACTATTTTATCTATTTAGGTACAGCATAAATACAAAAAGAACTAAGAGCCATACCATCTGTTATTAAAATCATATCTGAATTACCAAGAAACAAACGAAGCAAACCGCTTACTGGTAAACAATCAATATTCCAATCTATGGGTCTAATCTTATTTGGCACACCCAATCCATCTTCACTCCACTTATACCCAAAACCCCCAATGCCATTTATATGCAATACATCACTACATCCAGATAATCTACATATAGCAGTATCTTTCTTACAAGCAACAAAATCAATACACCTATACCCACTATCATGTCTATGCCGTTGTGGTAATATTACAATAGAATCAAAATTTATGTTTGCCCTATCCAAACTATCAATATATGATACAGCATCAAAATCTTTTCGTGTCATTTTAGTTATGCTTTTCATCATTCCCCCTATATTTTTTAAATTTTCTCCATCGATAGCCAATTAGTTCCAAAAGTCCAGGAAACGGTAATTGGAACATCACGCATCCACGGCCACCGATTTCTTCTAAACTCTCTATCTACTATATCAAATACATCATCAAGTTCATCACTCACTGTATCAACTGTTACTGCATCATGCACCTCAATATTCATACCACTTTTAAATCTTTCTCCTATCATAATCTTATCAATTTCAACCATACCGCCAAACATAATCCAAGTAGCAAGGTGTTGAATTGGTGTATTAATAACCTGCTTTTCATCAAGTGGACCACGCCGTCTAAAACCTGTGGGCATTTCTACATAACCGGTCCGTTTATAATCTTGTTTAGTCTGCTCTTGCCATTCAAATAAATCTTTATATTCATTCTCAAGCATTCTAATACAATGAATAATATGCTTTTTCGGTAAATTATATCCAGCTTGCATAAAATGCCCACAAATTGAATCATCTTGACTACCATAAAATTTTGGAAACACAAAATTACTTTTTGTAAAATCTCTATTTTTCTCAGCCACCCTATCAGTAGCAACATCAAATAATTTTGCTGCCCATTTTGAGTGTATATCAACCCTGTCTTTTATTTGTTTTGTTAAAATTTTATCTTCAGAAACCATAGCCATTACCGCAACTTCCATTGCTTTACCATCACCCTCAAGAAAATAATCAAACTTTGGTATTATACATTTACGAACAACTTTTTGCTCTTCATCTCTTTTTGGTACATTCTGCAAATTTGGATCGTGTGAATTACTTCTAATTGTATCAGTCATTAAATCAAAAGATGGATGAATTAAATTATCTTCATCAACCAGGGTGCGCCAAGAGTGTAAATATGTTTTCAAAAACTTAGTTGTTTTTTTACAATCAATAACCTTTGTAATAAAAATTTTTATTTCTTTACTTTTTACTCTATCTTTTAATTCAATCAAACTTGCTGCATCAACTTTATATTTACCGGTTGCTGTTTTTCTTCCATCATAATCTATACCAAGAATTGAATAAAACAGTGTTGCAAGCTGATCTGGGCTGTTTATATTTAATCGTTTTCCTTCTTTGCTATAAAATTTTTTACCAAACAAATCGGCACACTCTCGTTTTAATCTATCAATTTTTTTCTGTCCTGCTTTGTATTGTTTATCAAGTTCTTCTAAATCTATTTTTATTCCACGCTGTTCCATTCTTGCAAACACATGTAAAACTTTCTCTTGTATCTTATGCCCTTTTAATAAATGTTTATCCATTATTTTTAGTTGCCACTGCTGAATCATCTTTGTATATCTTGCATCAAGAATACCATACATTACAGCTTTCTGTAATGGATACATTTCTAATCGTTTAACATCTATATCTGAATCATATGTTGAACCAGCCAAACAAAATACTTGTGTTTTTAGTCCAGATAATCCTTTCCTTTCATCAAGTAAATGAGCAGTATGTTGAGTACAAAATGAAACATTTGTAGGCCAAACACCTAAATGTTTAATAACCCAACGCATGTCAAATTTTCTGTTCTGGGCTATTTTAAGCGTCTTATGCTGCAATAATTGTTGCAGCAAAATAACTATATCTTTTCTCTCAGTTTCAGTCCAACCGGGCCAGTATGAACCTTGAGAAGGAAAATCAATCGGAACCCCATAACCAATTTTACTTGAAAATGCTATTGAAAATATTAAAATTTTTGCATCAGCAACATAGGGATTTAATCCTCTTGTTTCAAGATCAAAAGAAAACGGTTTAAGGTTTTCGTCTGCTATCCAAGAGCTTAATAATTCTTTAATCTCTTTATATTTAATCAATATTTTGTTGCCAGTATTCTCATCAAGCTTTGGAAAATCATGCGAACCAATCTCAAGTAAATGTTTCAATTCAGCATTAAACAAATGCCTAACAGAATCATCATCATTGTTGTAAACAACATGAGCAGGATGATATGAAAATCCTATTTTACAATTATATTTATTTGACCAAAAAACAGTTTTTCTTGCAAGCTGCCAAGTCATATCTACGCGCCTTGAATCTGATGCTTCCAACATATAATTATAAACATTCTCACCAAAACAAAGGATCAAATCTGGTTTATACTCAGCAAGTTGTAAATCAAGCCTTTGTTGCATACAGCTAACAACAATATTTTTAGCTGGAAATTTATTTGCTTTATCAACAGCGGGTGGAAGCGGCCTACACTGCACAAGATTAAATTGTCTTAAATCTTTATCAAGTGAAATATTAAGTTTTGAAAATGCTCTTTTTAATACCTTACCAGATTTTCCACGAAACGGTTTATTTTTATTATCCTCTTCTCTACCAGGAGATTCACCAACAACAGCAATTGAAAGCTCTCCGCCGCCGTATGGTTCCATTTGTGGAGAAAGCGGAGCATTAAATAGTGGGCACTGTTTACCACACTCAATTAATTTTGTGCTTTCCCTTCCCTTACCCTTTCTTTTTGTACTCACTTTAGAATAATATGATTCATCAATGTGGCGGCCCAACAGATAACTAACATCAAGGTCAAAATTTTTATCTGCCATTTATTACTCCGAGTTTTCCCAGTTCCGTAGTTGTTCGTCTGTTACACCGTTTCTAAATTGGGGTAACTTTTTTATCATTTTCTTTTCGCGCAACTCAAGCACCTTGCATTCCATCCAAAAGAGCATTGCATAATTGGCTAAATCTGCTGCTTCAATTTGCATACAAGCTGGGTGTCTTGTTACACCAGATATTATTTTACGTTCTTCAAGCTGCATTGAAATCTGATTTAGCTTTTTTACAAGCTTATGATAAAGCTCCTCTGTTTGATAACTTGTATAGTGCTTTTCTCCATATTTACAATCGCCGTACGACATACGCTTCTTACACTGATCAAAGAACTTATCCATAATTTGATCTTGAGTAAGTTTTAACTTTGGTTTCTTTTTATTTTTCTTTTTCATCAATTACCACCCCATACCTAAACTTATACACATTTTTCGTAAACCCCATTTTCTTGATTCCAACTATACACAGCATTAAAAACATCTAACTTAACATCTGAAACCGCTTCTGCTTTCCTAATGGAAAAGTTAGATGCAACTGGAGTTTCTTTTGTAAACTTCTGACGTTCTAATGCTGCTAAAGCTTCCTGAGCTTCATCATATAAACCATCAACTAAATCGTAACCCCCAACAAGTTTATAAAACACCCCATATTGAATTTTCATTCTGACCCACCCAGCGGCTTCAATACCCGCTCCCGCCCACACCCACACCGGCAGAGCCAGGTGATATTTTTGCGCTTGTCACGCCCGGCTATTCTCAGCACCACCCAGCGCCCATATCGTTGCCCTATTATATCAATAAACTTACCCATATTTAATTCTCGTCATTAAAAATGTCCCCAGTCGTACATCCTAAAGTCTTTGCCCAGGTTTTCTTTTCTGCGTCCGAAAGCGTCTGTCGCCCACAGACAACCCTTGAGATTGTTTGTTCTTGCGTCCTAACGGCTCGCGCAAAGCTGAATTGGGTTTTGAATTGTTCAATGATCTTAATTTTCAACACAGTATTCATGCTTGTTCCTATTTTAAGTGTACGCTATAATAACATTATAATACAAGAACTCCACGTTGTCAAGCCCATCTTTGTGAATCTTCTATTTGCTACTCATCGTCCGACTCTCCCATCACAAAGTAGTTGAAGTTTTGCTCAACAAATTCTATCATAACAGGATTTTGATAAATAATAACTTTTGGGTTATACTTCAAAATGTCTTTCAGCAGTAATGGATTAATCTGAAAAGCAATCTTTGTTTTGCCTAAATCATTCTCAAGTTTTATCTTCTCAATTATCTTGCCACGACTTGAGATTGATCTGATAGTTACAACATTTGATGAAAATTCAAGTTTAATTCTTTTCTCTAATTCTGGTAAATCACCAAGCATAATTTCATGTCTGCTTAAAGCATCTTTCATTGATTCAGGAAAAACCCCAATCTCAATAAATTCTTTGCTTCTAAATTTTTTAATTGTTGCAAGTGGTGAAACAGTAAGATCAAACTTCAACAAACTACCAAATAATCTTGTATCACCAGCAGAAAAAACAATTTCATCTCCATCATCATTCTCTTTAATACAATATGAATCCAAATCATGGTCAATTAATTTAGATGCAAAATCTGGTGTCATTACATAAATATCATCAATCTTTGTTCCTAAATTTACCATCATTAAATTATATCTATCAATTGCAAAAGCGTATTTTTTATAAAAAATTATCCCAGTTCTGCAACCAAGAGATATATCAGTTGAAACAGCAAACCTACAAACTTGCAATGCCTCTTTATAATTCTTAGGAATTTTCCGTACATCTACAAGATTAAAATCTAATTCTGGAAATGCTATATCATCTAAACATTTTATACTACCAATCAATGACTTTGTCCTAACACTAATTGTATCTGCTTTACACCCAAGATTAATCTCTTTCGTTTTAATAGATGAAATTAATTTATAAAAAATATCACCAGGAATTAACCCATTAATATCAGCAAGACTAAAAGAAACTTGTATACCATTATATCCATCGTATGCTTGCAATAGTTTACCGGTAGAGTTAATTACAGAAAATTCTTGCATTTCTCCACCAGCCTGTAAAAAAGGCATTAACTTTCCAACTGTGGTAACAACATCTGCTCTATCCATGGTTTTCCTCAATTATAACTATCAAAGATTAAGATATCGAGAAACAGCAGTAATTATATTTTTTCTTTTCTTCTCATCTATAATCAATAATTTAGATTGTGCTTTTTGATACATTTCTAAAAATAGCTTTTTATTATCAAACCTAAGTTCAACACCATTCAGATAAAGAGCAAGCCATTTATCAAAACAACCGTGACAAGCACCACAATAGCTGTCTACACTATTTGTATCACAACAGGTGGTTGTGTTTAATAAATGTGCTATTTTCTGTTCAGCAATACCAAATCCATTTGAAAAATACCACTCAACAACTTCAACTTTTGAAAGATGCCAAAATGGACTGAGTACTGTTATTTTTCTATGATTTAATTCTGATAAAAATTTTGAAAATGATTTAAATATTTGTGGTGTTAGCCTTGTTTCTCCTTGCACTTCTACAAGATAAATTGTATCAGAATATTGTGTAGCAAAAAAAGCAAAAAACAATTCTCTATACACCGCAAAATCATAAGCAGGAGAAAAAATTTTATTTAAAATATCTTTATACCTATAAAAAGAATCATCAATTATTGTAGCTGGCAATAATTTATTGATAGCATTAAATTCTTTTTTATTATCTGTTTTAAAAAATAAGGTAGGAACATTACCAAGATATGACTGAGCTATAAACGAGCTTAATCCACCAGATACTAATAATATTGTAGGAAATTTATCTGACATTATATTTTAAAAATAGTCTGACTGCTCTATTTTACCTGCAACCTGCTCTTTTTTACCTGCAACCACACGAGTGGCAGAAGCATTTAGGGTAAAATTCCCAGGAAACAGTCAGACTATTTTGCCCCATTCAAATGTGAAAGAGAATAAAATTATCCGATGCTAAGAATACCCTTCTTACTCACTTTCACAACCCAACCATAGGCAATACCCCAACGATATAGGCGCCACCACATATCATATTTAGCCCGTGTATGTCCCTTTTTCTTCTCATTCATCAACCGATCAATAATATCATCCTCTGTACACTTCTTTGACAAAATTGCAGAAAGAATAATTCCATGATCTGAGCCTTTACGAAAACCAATAAACTCATTTGTAGTCTTTGACTTAAGCACACCAGCACCAACTCTGGGTTCTCTGGCCTTTGCTGGTTTATCAGCCTTCTTACTACTCTTCTTACTGCTCTTCTTACCAGTAGCTTTCTTCTTTACTGACTTTACTTCTTCAGGCTTCTCACTCTCAAGCTCAAGTTCATCTTCCACACCATCATCTTCTTCCTCAGTTTCCTCTTCTTCAAAACCATCTTCGGCGGCAACCGCCGTCTCGATTTCCTCTTTCTCGATTTCCTCTTTCTCGGTTTCCTCTTCCTCAAGTTCATCATCATCTACTTCTTCAGGCTCCTCTTCATCTAACTCTTCCTCAGATTCCTCTTCAGAATCATCATCAGAAAATTCAAGATCATCTTCATCTACATCAACTTCTTCAAGCTCCTCTTCATCATCAATTTCATCAACAAGAGCTTTTTCATTCTTACTCTTATTCTTAATCTTTTCAGACTTTTTATTCTTCTTCTTCGACATTTTACAGCCCCTTAAATAAATAATAAAAAGAAAACAAACAAGTGAAAAATTTATTTCAGCAACAGTTATTTATAAATATCAAAAAGTTTTCCCCCCTAAAATAAAGTACTATTGGTTTTTCTTTATCGTGTTTGAATCGACCATCAAAAGGAATTTGAAGTTTAAGCTTTGCAGAAGGAAATATTTTCTTTATAGATTCAAAAGTGCCACCTCGGTTTATTTCAAAATTATTACCATAACCTTTATCAATGTGCACAATCCCAGTAGTCTGTACATTAAGTTGATTCCCTTTACTATCAATCGCAGCAAAATCAGTGCAATCTATAATAATAACTGTATCACGGTGATTTGTTATTTCAATATGTAAATACCCCGCAAATCTAAGAAGCTTTGTGATTCGATACTCAATGCCATCAACCGTTCTCGGTGCGTCTTTTGTCTTTTTACCATCAATTTTAATAGCAAAAACCAATGACGGAAAAAGTAGCATAAGAAGAACCAAAGATTTCATTTCTCCCCCATATATATTGAACTTTTAGAATTAATGAATAAAAACAGAAAGATAAAACAAAACGCAACAACTAAATTAAATATTGACATGGAAAGCATTCGGGATTTGAACCCGTAAATTGCGCAATTGAAATTAACGTCTCTATAACGTTAGAGCAACGAATCGGTATTTTCCCAGCATCATCAAAGTTTTCGTTAATTCCTGGGAGTTGCGTCGTCCCTTCAAAGTTTTCAGTACAGGTTACCTAACTCTATTCTGCAATTCAAGAGGAGTTGTCTGCAATTTCCGATTAACTCACAGACTACCGGTTTGTCCGTCTCTTCCTCTAACTCTGGAAAATAGAGGTTTGATCCACAGTACCTAAGCCGTAATCCGACTATCGGCTGCCATACTTCCCATGTCAAAGAACAAACACAACAAAAAACCTTAAAATTATACTTGTTGATTTTACCCTCTATTATATTATACAAAATTTTCTTGGAATTATTAAATTTTTTCCGCGCTCTCCATTAACCCAAACATTTTTTCTCTACCAAGGCTGTCTGGATCTTCGCCGGCAGGCAAAATTAAAACCCTAACACACTTAAAAAGTGGAGATATTGTCTCTGCAACTTTGATGCTTTTTATTGTTGCATCAGCATCCCAACCAATATATACAGTACGAATATCGTGTTGTAATAATAAAAGCAATTGGGCTTGTGTCAAATTATTTCTAAATGAAGCAACAGTGTTTGAACCCATACGCCATCGATCAAAAATTCCTTCAACGATTAATATCCAATTTTTCTTTTGCTTATGCAGCCAGTAAAGGTGTTCACCAAAAGAAAACCCAGGATTTAAATATGATAATATTCTTTTACTCTTTTTTCTTTGTAGATTTCTTGCTTGAAAAGAAACACGTTGTCCAATACTATTATAAATTGGTAAAATTATTCTATTTTTATATTTTCCTACACCACAAAAATACGCTTTATAATATTCAGCTTTCTTTTTTGAAAACCCCCTAAATTTTAAAAAAGACTCCATTGCTTTTATATCTTTTGTTCTTGGTGGTAATGCTATGCTACTTTTATATTTATTATTTATCACTTCTTTTTTTGGAAAAAACCTCTCTCTTAATTTAATGCTTGTTGGAGTTGGATCATTTATATAAGAATTTTTTACAAGCGAAAAAAATTCTGGATACTTTATACCAGTTAATTTAGCAAGCAAGTCAAAAAGACTACCATTTGCACCACAACGGAAACAAGAGAAATTAAACGTTTCATTAAATATCCCACAATGAAAACCACTATCAATAGAAGTGCAGAAAGGGCAACAAACACCAACAAAACAAGCTGTTCCAACGTTCTTGTGACCCGGCAATCGCCACTCAATTGAATATTCATCGAGGTGGCCTTTCAAATCAAAGTTTTTTAAATTAAGTGGCATCTATCATCCCACCCTTTTTCTGCATCCATTTTAATTTTCTACGTGCAATTTTTCTTTCGTCATAACCACCTTTAATCAACTCTTCATCTACTGTGTCAATAACTACAAGATCAATAAACGTGCAGGTTTCTTTCTGCCCACCTCTAAATATTCTACCCTCGCATTGCTCTCTTGGCTTCGCTCCTTTACCTGAATTAGAATAAAAAATCATTGTACTACAAACCCTTTGAAAACCATCCATAGCTTCACCACCACTTTGTATATTCAATACCATAACCTTTATCTTTTTGTTTCTTAAAAATGAATCGACTTGTTGTCGTTTATCTTTTATTTCACCACGCAAGGATGCAAAAAGAATTTTCTTCTTTCTTAAAAATTGTTCAATCATTCTGCCTTCTTGAACAAAGTGATGAAATACCATCGCTTTGCCTTCTATCTCTTGTAAAACTTCATCAAATAATAAAAGCTTTGCAGTTGGAAATGTTGTCTTTACTTCACCAGCTTCAAGAAAGAAGCCGCTTACAATCTGTCTTAATTTATTAACCATACCAGCAGCATCAGCAATAGTTAATTCTTTACCACCAACTTTTGCAAAACCCTTTTTCAATAGTTTCTTGTAAATAGTGCTTTGCTTTGGTAATAAATTACTACCCCTTTCCTCTCTAATAATTTTTGGTAAATCAAAACATTCTGATTTATTAAACCGTAAAGTCACAGGAGAGACAAGTTTTAATATTTTCTTTGCCTTTTCTTTATTTTTTATCTCCCAACCTTTCCAATAATTCTGTTTAAAATAATTTAATTTAAATCTCCAAAATGAATTACCAAGAGTCTTACCAAGATCAAGTACATAATACTCTGACCATAAACTAAGTTCACCAACAGGCATTGGACTACCCGTCATTAAAACAACTTTATCCATTTGCTTTGAGATTCGATAAGCTATTTTTGTTTGTATTGCAGTTTCATTTTGTAGTTTGTGTGCTTCATCTGCAATAAAACCAGTAAACCCAATTTTTTGTATCTCTTCAAGCCAACAATCATCAATCATAAATTTATTAATACTAACATACTCAGAACCCTGTTTACGAACAAGGTTTCTTTTAGCACCAAACAAAAATTTTAATCCCTCATAATTAATACAACAAACTAATTTTTTGTGTTTATCCAAAGCAGAACTTGTAAATAACTTTCTGCGTTCATTTGTAGTACCAATTAAATCAACGTAATTATAATCTGTGTATTTTTTTACTTGTTTTTTCCAAGTCTCACTTACTATACAAGAATTAGGACAAATAACAAACACCCTTTTAATTCCCCAAATATTCATCATATATAATGAAGTAATTGTTTTACCAGTACCTATATCGTGCCAAAACATCACTCTATTTTTTTCAAGCCCAAAAGCAAATGTTACATATTGATGCCATCTTGGAGACAGTTTAAATTTATAATCACCAAATATTTCTTGTAGCTCAGGTAGCTCAAACTCTTTAAATGTTAATTTTCTATTCACTCTTTATTTCCCTTTCGGATACCTCGCAGCTTTACTGCGGAGAGGAGAAAAAGTTGACAGCAAAGAGATAATGCGTTATTATACATATATGAAACGAACCATTTCCATAAAGTTAGAGACTACACAAGAGCAATCTCAAGCTCTTTCTAACTTGCAAGCCGAATATAACCGGACATGTAATCTGATTGTCCCGTTTGTCTGTGAAACTCGCTGCTGGAACCGCGTGGCCCTGCATCACATTGTTTATTATAAAATCAGAGCACAATCGAAACTTGGTTCTCAAATGGTTTGCATTGCAATAAAGGCCGTTGCAGATGCTTATAAAACATTGAAACCCAAAAGAACAGAAGATGTTCCTCCCATTTCTTTTAAAACAACTTCCAGTGTTCATTTTGATGCCCGCACGTTTTCCATTCAAGATGAAGCTCTTTCCCTTTATACGTTGTCCAGTCGCATTCGTGTTAAAATGATACTCGGAGATTTTCAGAGAAAATATTTTGATAATGGAACAGTAAAAGAAGCTGATCTTGTTTGTAAGCACAAAATTTGGTATTTTAATCTCGTTCTGGATTTGCCTGATACTCCTCTTAAAACCGGAAATGGCAGTGCTGTCGGAGTTGATCTTGGAGAGAACAACTTGGCCGCCATATCCACCGGAAAGCTTTTTGGTGGTGGTCAACTTCGACACGAACGTGATAAGCATCTTGCCCTTCGCCGCAGGCTTCAACGCAACGGCTCTCAAAGCGCAAAACAACTGCTTTGCAAAGTCTCTGGTCGAGAAGCCCGCCATGTTTCCCATGTTAACCACGAAGTAAGTAAAGCCATTATCACAGAAACTCTGCAATCGGGAAGCAACACGATTATACTGGAGAACCTGACCAATATCCGCAAACGCATTAAAGGAAGTAAAAGGATTCGTTCCCGCCTGCATCGCTGGGCATGGGCAGAACTTCAACGCTTTATTGAGTATAAAGCACAAGCTGCTGGTATTTGTGTTGAATATGTTAATCCTGCATATACCAGTCAGACTTGTAGCATTTGTGGTTCTCTCGGTTCTCGTGTTAAACATCATTTTTCCTGCTCCTGTGGAAGCCTCGCGCACAGCGACTTGAACGCCAGTCGAAATATTGCGAAGCTTGCATCATTCTTTAATGGTGCAACGGGCGCTGTGGGCCGTCCGAATGTGGCAACCGTTTCTGGTTGACCATAATGCCTCGCCGCAGAACGGCGGGGTAGTTTACCCATAATCCTCATCATCTCCATCAATATCAAAAAGTTCCCCAGACGCTGAATATGGTATTGAATATTTTCTAAATTGTCCTGTTGCAAAATTAGTTCCTACTATACACTTTGCCCCAACAATTGCACTGTTTCTTGCTTTAATTATTTGAATACAAAGTTGATCATGTTCAAACATTTCATCAGTCTGTGAAAGAGTAATAATTGAATCTGCGTGTCCGGCTTTTTGTTTATTTATAGATAAATGCCTTAAACCTATTCTACAAGTTTTAGATGCGATCTCATCATTTATTTGGCTTGGAATAATTATAGCAACACCACGCTCATCTGCAATTCGTTTATGCCGCTTATAATTCTCATTTACCATTTCATAATCACCACCATCTGCCATTATATCAGGATAATCATTCAAAATTAAATCAGGCATAAAATTATCAAAACTTTCAAGCTGATCAAGCAGGTTTCTAATATCTATCATCGTAGCAGAACTCATTGGAAACTTTTTTATTCTTAATTTACCTGGCATTTTAGCTGTCATTTTTCGTATTCTTTGTACTACTTTATAATTTGTAATTGCAGGACGCTTTATATTTTTTTTATATAATTTTCCTTCTCGTTTATTATAATACCAAACTAAAATCTCTTTCTCTTTCTTTTGTGTAAGCGCACCAAAACTTTGATCATATCTAATTTTTAATTCTGTCTCACTCATTTCATGGCTAATATGCAATACATTTAAACCTCGCTTCATTGCTTGTTTTGCAAGATGTATTAACCACCAACTTTTACCAATACCATAATACCCTGCTATTGTCAACAATCTCCCACGATAAATACCACCAGTAATTTTATCTAACTGCGGAATACCAAACGGCATAAGCCAATCAACGTCAGTCTGTTCAAGTCTCGTTTCTAAGTCTTGTTGATCATGATAGTATTGCCCTTTATTTACAGTCTCTATTCCTGATTTCAATGCTGTGTAAAGTGTTTCCTTTGCTTCAGCTAATTTCCCATCTTCAAGTAATTCAGCAGACAATAATGTACCAATTTCAAGCTCTTTTGTAACAATAAATTCATTTAATCTTGTTTTGATGTAAGATGCTGTAGGTGGATGTAAATTTTGTAGTTTTTTTGCGTACTCAATAAAAATCTTTTTCTCTGTATTCTGCATTCGTTTCTGACTATCAAAAAATCTTTTCAACTCATCTGAAAAATGATTCTTTGGTGACTCATTATGAAAATCAAAAAAATTAATACAAAGTTTAAATAAACTCCTTGAATACTTTGAAGTAAAATATTCTTCTTTAATAATTGCTCTTATCACTTTTACAAAACTTGTATCTGTAATCATTAATTGAATAATACTATCTTGAAAATTCTGAGATAATATATCTCTGTCGTTCATATTTATATATCTCCAGCACTTAAGATAATTTTTTAAGGTACTGCGGAATTATAATAGTCCATGTATTTCGTGAACAAAGCTGTTTTGGTTGAATAACAGTAAACTGCTCATGCAAAGCAGTAAACACTAAATCAGCAGCGGCTTTAATATTATTATTTTTCTTCATTCTCTTTTTTAGAATTTTTCTAAACTTAATAAAATATGTATGCTCTTTACTATTTGTTTCATATGTATATGTATTTTTACCCAAAAACTTTACTGCATACAAATCTGCCAGCATTTGTGTTACTCTTGGATCATCATCATCTATTATAATGACTGGCCTCTCCCACCAAGCTGAACCACCAGTTTTATGAAGTGCTAACAATTTTGTTAAAAACCCAACAACATTTTTAAATCCATGGTTTGTTGTGTCCCAAATGTGCTCCCCTTTTTCACAGGCAATAAAATAATTATTCATTTCTTCTTTTATTTTATCCGCCCCAATAGAAATGATTGCTCTTTTTATAATCTTGGCAAAATCAATTCCAATCTTATCACAAGAAATTGAAAAATTGCGTCTTTCAAGTTCCCGATGTTTTTTAGCGTATGTAATAAACTTTGAGTTGTTCCAATATTCAATTATATCAAAAACTTCTGGTGGTAAATTTCTTTTATGCTGCAAGTACCTTCTTGTGTTCCCTTGCTTCATAACTTCTTTTTTCTTCTTTTTTAATACCTCATGTTTTATTGCTGCAATATCCTGTAGTCTAAATTTTAAATCAATTGTACTTTCTTCACTCTGTAATTTCAATAGTAAATCCTGAACAATGTTTTCTGGCACCGAAACAATCAAACGTATATTTTTCATTTTTCCTCACAAAATTGCAAATAAGTGTGCAGACTAACTTCAAATTATAACAAATAACGAGCATAGAGTGTGTGCCATTTAATTTTAACAAGTCAACTCATATCTCTTTATGTCTGAACAATAAAAGTTGTTTAGAACGGCTTATCTGCGTTCCCAATAAATTTTTTGATTTAATAACCTTTTCAATAATTAGTAGGATAAAAATAAAGTATTTTTTATCAAGAAAAATTTTCAGTCTTTTCAAAAAATTTTTCTATGTTTTTCGGTTTTTTGAAAAACATTTTTCTTTTGTTTATTTTCTTTTATTTATTTTCTTTCTTTATGTTACTTTCTTTCTTTTCTTTTAATTTTTGCACTTTTTATCAAGAAAAACCGCGTAAGTGTTTACTTGACAGAGCTTTAGCAAATGCTGCGCAAATGCTGCAATAATATTATGTCAAATGTTGCATAAATGCTGCAATAGTATTTACGTTTTTCTACTCTATAAAATATGCTATAATTTGTGTGTTTGCAATAGCTTACTTAAATATTTGAAAATTATCTACACACTGAAAAAATATTATTGCAGCATTTACAAGACATTTAGAAACAGAAAAAAATTAAGCACACTTTTGGTAAGGCTGCTTAAATTAAACGTTCATTATTCAAAAAAACCCGCAAACTACTCTTTTATTTTTAACAAACAACTTAAACTTTTCAAATAAAAATGTTGTAAATTTTAGGTCGCTTTTGACAATTTATAGCTAAGTTGTTATTTGATATTGTTTTCCTTTCTACTATATAATACAAAATTTATTAAGAAAAGGCTTGACTAATCTTTAATCACATGTTAGATTGTGTGCAGAATAAAAAAACAAACATTAATTTATTTTGAAACCGGGGATTTAGGAGATGAAGAAACTAAGATTTTTATTGTGGGAAGATTGTAATAAGCAGTGTTCTGGTTGTTGTAACAAGCAGTTTGATTTGGATAATTTATTAAAAGTGTCAAGCACAGAGTTTCAATCCTATGATGAGATTGAATTGACTGGCGGTGGGTTTTTTAAGAGATTGTAATATAAGGGGTTTAACTTACATTACAAGGATGAAAAATGAAACAGTGTCCGGAATGTGGTGGCACAGAGTTCATTAGCCGCTACGAAAAACGAGAGACGGTTCGTGTTAAAACAGGTGCCGATGGAAGCCCTGAAATCATCATAGGTTCTGGCATTGATCTTACATATGGTTGGCGTTCTCTTTTCTATTGTGCTAATTTAGACTGCAATGAGAATTTCTTATTCTGGGACAGTATTCCTGAAAAAGAAAAGAAATAATACTTTTTCTCAGTATGATTAAACGGTGGAGGAAAAATGACAAAGCATGAAGTCAAAGCCGCCCCGATAGGGATGCGGGTTGTAGTTGCCGACTGGTTGGTGCGTTACAGAGGCAACGATATTACCGGCGATAGCCGACATGTCTGGATGACAATATTTGAACGGCACTCTGGGGCCAAATGGGCCAAGGGAACACCACGCAACGGCTATCTTACTGGGTACGCTACCCTGCAAAACGGTACGCCTGAGTATGAGGACTTCGATCACGGCTGGCAATGCATGGGCCTGAGTAACATCGAGTACGTTTTCGCGGCCCGTATTAAGTTCTCAGCCCGTGGCCGCGAGCATTACGCCCGGCCAGAGGATATCAAGCCAATCAAAAGGGGTAGCCGTCCTTGATAGGGGCGCTGTTGTGTGTTATTATAATAAAGAAAGGAGGATGATTATCGATATGACCGGACAACAAATTAGTCGCTTGGCGGTGTGAAAAATCTTTGTTAACTCTACCAGTTGAATGAGAAAACCAAAATGATACTTACAAAGGAATTTGCAGAACAACTTAAAAACAAAACAAAAATAAAATATAACTACGTAACCGATACAGAATTAAAATATAAAGAACCGGAAATAAAACGCATTTATGAAAATGGTAAAGTTAAAAAAATTACTCTTTATCATTGTGAAAAACGAGCAGTCTTTCTTTCAAGAATTGGGGATGTTTTATCTTTTCAGTGTGTAGTTTGTTACAAACAATTTAACATAATTTTCAAACCGGAAGGTTAATAGGGAGGAGCATACAATGACTTACGACCCAAAAGAAAAAATTCTAAATTGTGATGGTGATCAAGCTTTAAAACACTGTCATCAAGAGTTTACTCTAAATTTACCAAAGTATCATTTAAACCTCAAGTTTTTATGTAGTCGAGCATATGATTGGACACACTTTAAAATAGGAAGAAAAACTTATAGCCTTTGTCCAAGATGTACGATTGATTGCAAATCTCTTGCACTAACACCAACTCAGTATATAGAACATTTGAGTAGGCAAATAAATAACAATAACTTGGAGGGTTAGTACGATGGTACAAAACAATGATAAGAAGCTTCCGAAAATTGGACAGAGGATTATTAGAATTCTCACTCTTAAACAAGATAGAAAAATAGCCGTTGTTACAAATGTTAATTATCAAAAAACACAGAGAAATAATTTTACCTTTCGAGCAGTAAATTCAAAAGCACTTCCTTTCCTACGAGTAAAAGACAGCGAACTTTGGTTCTCTATGCCAAATGATAATGCTGGTATCGTTTGTTTTTGTCGAGAGGAGCCACAAAAAAACACAATTGCTTTTGAAATTCTTGGTTATACAAAACAGAATAATGCCGTGTTTGTAAAACCAATTACTGGGAAATTTTCTGACCTATTGCAGCACTACAATTTTAACATTGATAACTCAGAAATTGCCATTATAGAAGAATAATTCAGGGGCGTATCTATGAAGAAAAAAGCAAAACCGTGGCTTGGAAAAACTCTTCCAGAGGAAATGAAAGGAAAGATTGCTGCTGGTAGAACCAGATTTGCTGCTGGAAACGAACCAAAAGCTCTCAGAGCAGAGATAAACTCACTTGTCATTAAGAAAGACCTATACAAGTGTAGACGTTGTGGTCAATCTGGATTACTTGGACAGTCACTATCTGTTGAAGTACTTGATAAGAACAAATCAGTTTTAGATTTGAATAATCTTGCCACAGTCTGCAAAAACTGTTTAAGTGACTGTTCCCTTACTACTTACTGTGATATTTCCGGGAAGATGGAAAAATGAGACAGTTAGTTGATATGGCGGGAAAGAAGATAGGCAAGTGGACAGTACTTGAAGAGGCTGGATACAATAAGTATGGAAACATCACTTGGCTCTGTCAGTGTGAATGTGGTAGGGAAGTGGTTGTTGTGGGCAACAGCCTTCGTAGGGACAAGAGTAAGAAATGTAGAAGTTGTGTAAGGCTAACCCACGGAGAGTCCAGAACAAGACTTCACTGTGTCTGGCAGGATATGCGCTATCGTTGTAACAACAAAAACCACCACGACTTTAAATACTATGGTGGTCGTGGAATTAAAGTCTGTAAGGAGTGGAACGGGAGCTTTGAAACCTTCCGCGATTGGGCACTGGCGAATGGATATCGGCAAGGGCTTTCCATTGATCGGATCAACAATTATGGGAATTATGCTCCTAAGAACTGTTGGTGGGCCACTATGAAACAGCAGAATCGGAATCGTAGAAATACTATTCATATTATGATTAATGGAGTAGAACGAACAATTGCAGAATGGGCTAAGGTTGCAGGAATTAGGTATATAACATTATATGCCAGATACCACAAAGGACAGCACGGAGAAGCTTTATTAGCTCCACCCAGAAAACATGGATGAAAAAATAATTCTTATTGAAATAACTTCTATCAGTAGCTTGCAAAATGTTAACTTTCTATTGTCTCTTAATCTTATCTCAGGGAGATTAATGCAATGGCACAGAAACAAAATAATTTAACCAGAGTAGTTGATAAACTTTTTAAAGATTCAGAAGGCATTATTTGGAAACTTGCAAAACAATATATAAAATATTTACCGGCGGAATCTGTAATGTGTGATGAAGATTTATTTATGGAGGGTATGGCAATCTATTGCTCATTACTTAATACATTTGATAAATCAAAGAAAGTAAAATTTACAACCTATTTATATTCTTGTGTTGCAAATAGATTTAAAACGATTATTGCACGAGAGACAACAAAATATAGTTTTTCATATAATGCGGTTCCAATCTCTGTGTTTGATAAACCAACTAATAACAAATTTCTATATAATGCACCAGAAGAGTCGGTACAAATTACACTTTGCCATATCATAAGTGACGAACTTAGCTTTGAATCAAAAATGTTGTTAGCTAAAATATTGGAATTGAAAATCCCAGAAAGATTAGATAAATGCTGGGATGGTATTGAAACTATAGTTGATGCACAGACAAAGAGAGTTCCTATTGCAGAGTGGATAAAAATTCTTTCCGTTTTAACTAATTCAAAAAATTCACAGATTTTAAAACTGAGACAAGAATTAATTGCTATCACGAAAGGAAAGCCCATAAATAAAATACAAGTGAATGCTCCCTTGTTGCATTAGGCTTCTAAGGATTAGAACCTAAACTCTGCATTCCCAGAGTTAGAATATTAATTGAGGCATTATGATCTCTATCAAGGATAAAATTACAAAATGGACAAGTAAAGACACGCTCAGAAAGTTTAAGCTTGTGTCTTTGTCCACACTTGGAGCATGTTTGGCTTGTGTATGCAGGATTGACTTTAATTACTTTTCTACCAGCCTCTTCCGCTTTGTAGGAAAGCAAGTCAACAAACATTCGCCAAGCAGCATCTCCAATACTTTTGTTGATGCCCCTAAAATTACCATTTTGCATTTGATTAATATTAATATCTTCAACAACTATTATTCCAAAATGATTAACAATCTTTCTTGCTATCTTGTGAGTGAAATTATGCCGTCTATTGGAAATTCTTTCATGAATATATGCAATCACTTTTCTGGCTTTGTTTCTTTCCTTATTTTGTTTTTTAAGTTTAGAAAATTTTCTTTGTACCTTAGCAAGTTGTTTTTCCTCCTGTCTAAAAAATCGTGGGTTTTTAATTCTAACCCCGTTGGAAAGTGCAGCAAATGTTTTAAGACCAACATCTATACCTATTGCTTTGTTTGATTTGCTTATTAATTTTGGACTAACAACACAGGAAAAAGTTATGAACCATTTTCCTGTAGCAGTTTTACGAATGGTGCATGTTTTAATTTTACCTTCTATTTGTCTATATAATTTAATTTTAACTCTACCAATTTTAGAAAGTTGAATAACTTGTTTATCAATTAATAATTTAAATCCTTTTTGTGGATAAGTAAAAGAGTTATACCTAAATTTATTTTTAAATCTGGGGAATCCGGGCTTTTCTCCAGATTTAATTCTACGAAAGAAAGATTTAAAAGCAAAATCTAATCGAGCAGCGGTATTTTGTAATATCTGACTATATATAGTAGAAAGAGCTTGATGATCTTGTTTTAGTTGTTTAAAAGAATTGCACTGATCAAAATAGGAAATAGATTTTTGTTCTTGTTTCCAAACATTTTTACGTTGTTCAAGTAGGTAGTTATACAACCAACAACATCTACTCAGAGTTTTATTAAGTAGGGTGGTTTGTCTTTTGCTTGGGTAGATTCGATATTTAAAAGTTTTGTTCATAGTTTAAGTAATAATAACCTTTTGCTTAAAAGTCAAGAAAATGCTTCAATTCATCTTTTGGGCTTGTCCCCTTTTTGTTATTTAGTTTTCCACTACAGTAATATCAACACCACCACCAGAACGAAGCGTCTTTTCAACTATTTCCCAACGCTTTGTTGTATAAGTAGCAGAAAACAGTTTTGCCAACATACTGTGTCTAACATTAATAATATCTCCTATGTCATATTCAAACGCTGACCACCATGTTCTAAATGTAAAAGTCCACCAGCGTTTATACAGCCTTTCTAAATAGCGTTCAAGGATTGTTCCTGCTGTAACTTGATCACGCACAAAATCTAATTCTAATTTTAAAGTTGCATCAGCATCAGCAGGAGAAGCAGCTATTAAAGTTTGCAAATCTGTTACAGCATGATTTTCTAAATCACCATCTACAAGATTAGTAGTACCATCAGAATATATATAAAGCATTGAATCAAATTTATTAGCACCATAATTATAATTATAGTTGACTATAAAATTAGAATAACAATCATTCGTAGGTGTCAACTTTATATCATTTATATTTAATATAGGGTGTTTTGTAAATTTACCAGTGCCAGTAGACCAAGCACCAGTTTGATCAAAAATATCAAGATCATTTGGGGTATTTGTCCTACTAACTTTAAATGTTTTTGTACTATCATATTTAACATTTGACCAAACACCAGCCTTGTTAACTATAATTTTAGATGCTGTCTGTTTAGCAACAGTTTCAAGAAAGTCAATCGTATCCATTTGATCTATTAAAGTAAACGCAAATTTTGTACTGTCTGCAAAAGAAAAATTTAATTCAGTTGTAGTAAATCCATTTTCTGCTATCAATGCATGAGCAACACAAAAGAATGGATGATCTTGATAAGTACCAGCAGAAATTAAAGCATCAGAAGCAAAATCTTTTCTACCTTTTATGTTTCCATAAAATTCCTTGGCATCTGCAAGTGATATCTGCCGTTCAAAAACAACACCAACAGAATAAATATCAATAATATCTATATGAGTCCTATCACCAGTCGTTCCACCACCGCGAAGAATGAGAGCAGCATGTTTATTAATTAAACCTTTTGGGTCTGTAATTCCTTCTAATTCCACTCTGTTATCTCTATAAACATCATCATCACCATCTATTGCATCAATAAATGCTGGTAAAGCATAAATAGTACCATCATCAGAAGTTGCACCAGTAAGAAATTTCCCTAAAATAAATCTCTTTTGTAGAATGTGTGCAGCTTGTGGTGGTGTGTTTGATCCTTCAGATGCGGTTTCATCATAACTAAGAAAACGCAATTCAAGGCTCCAAAGACAGGGACCACTGACAGCCGCTAAATCCCAAGCAAGCTTTATTGTTAAATATGCTTTTGAAAAATCAAGTTGTTCTCTGTTTGTTGTCTGTAAATATTTATAAAGCTGCATTAAGTCCCAATGTATTTCTTTATAATGAGCATTAAAATCATATACATTAAGTCTATTAGTTATACCACCAGTATTTAAAGTTGATTTAGTGGTTAAATCATTATTAATAGAATAATTTTCATTTGTATATTCGTGCCCAACATAAATACCAGCATCAAATTGTTGTATTGAAGGAGCAGCACCAGCAGTATTAATAACTCTATCAAGTTCAACATAATCAAGAATCAAATTAAGTTTATCTCGTCCTATTAAATAACTCACATTGAAATCAATAATATGTAGAGTATGCCCACCAACACTTGAAATTGTCTTTTCATATTGAGTAGAATCGAGTTGTAAGAATTTTTTTAGACCATCATCAAAAATGAAAGTTGGCTCTGCCACACCCGCCTCAGTTTGGAATCCTCCAACGGCAAAATTATCTCCAGCAAGTATTCTCCAAGCAGAATATTCTATATCAGCATCAAGAATTTCAAACACACAACCATTTGGTGAATTAACCCAATCTCTCATCTCTTCTGGAAAATCTGTATCTACTACTAAAGTTCCAGTGTTCGTACCGTGACTTACAGTAGAATTTGATGTTATTTTTTTTATTACACCAACAAGTGAATTATCATTATCTTCATCAGTTAAGGTCGAATGCTTGTCTGTTCCATAAATTATTTTTAAATATTTATTTGCAAGTGAATTTAAAGTTGGGTATGTAGAACTTAACCACGTTACGTCAATCGTTTTTGTTGCTGCTGTATATGCAGTGCAAATTCCAATATGAATAACTTTATCTCTTCTATCTTTTGTCATAATTACAGGACTTCTATTTACTTCACCATAAACAATTGGAAAAACTTTACCAACTGCATCATCAGGTACATAAGTTCCTTCTTCTATCAATCTATCATTACACGGTATTTTTTTATTTTCAATTGCGCTTAAAGAATCATCCCTACAACTAAGCTTTAAACTGCTCTCATCAAATGAAAAGTCATCAATATAGCCACGCCATACCTCATAAGTTGAAATTAAAGCCCCTGGCGTGTTTTCTGCAAAAAAGATATATAGAACTACCTCTTTACCGATTAATGTCTGTGGTGCTGCTTCTACGAGCGCAGAATACACACTATCTACATCATTCAATTGTACTTCAAATCCAGAAGCGGCTTGTAGACCACTAAACCAATCGCATTCTTGTACTATATCAGAAATTGAGCCTATATTTCCTGGGACACTAAAACCAGAACTGTCTCCTGCTATTGCAGTAAATGTTTCTGAAGTTGTACCAGCAGCAAAATAAACTGTAGTAGGTGCAGACAACACAGTAAACACCCAGCGAGGTGATAAGCCAACCCTTAAATAATCTGTATTTGGATATGTCATATTAAGTTATCAATTCTTCAAGAGTTAATTTTGCAATCCAATAATTTGGGCCATCAACTATGTAGTGTATTTTATCTTCAACTAATCTTACAGTATGAGCAATGCTATCTCTATCAGTATATGTAAAAGATTCTACTCTCCCCTTTAAATCATTATTAACAAAAGATATCAAAAGGTCTCTGTCACCAAGACTCATTTTACCTGTAGTAAACTCATAAATAGTTTTTATGCCTCCCCAACTTTCAACCATTGCAATACCACCAAGAGAATAATATGTACTGTCATTAAACACTTGCTCAACTCCATCAGAAGTTTGTAGTCCTTCATCAAAAGTTCGTGTTGTCGGGTCTTTATAAAAAGTTGGAGAAGCCATTTCAGTTACCTCGTAGTTCTAAGAGAAGATGTACCTTGTCTTGAACGAACAAAATTACGATGTGTTCTAAATACTGTAAATGGATCAGTCCCAGTTTTATTAAAATTATAATAAACATCACCAACATAATTTTCAACCCTTGAACTGGGTATTCCACCTTTAGCATAACTGGGTAATTCACCGCTTCTATTAATATAATTGATACGATCAGCACCAAGATTTCTTACAGCACGGGCGTTTAAAATAGCTTCACCAGTACTTATTTGTGCAAGAATAGAATCACTTGTGCCATGACCGGGGCCAGAAACCATTCCACCACTTGAGATTCTACCATTAAACGCTTCTGATGCAATACCACCTTGAGCAAATGACGCTATCGCACCTTTAGCAGCTTCAAATGCAGCTGTAGCACCAAGAACTACTGCCAACGTATGCCACTTTCCCCAAGCTGAATCAAATGCAGCTTTTGCAATTGAGGCAAGTGCAAGTTTTTCAAGAAAGTCAACCAGCACCATTAATATACCCCTTAATCCTTCTTTCCAAGCCTTACCCTCTTTATCAAATATAGATGCACCCAATGCAAACCCAAGTTCGGCAGCCACATCTTTCATTAACTCCATTTTTTCTTTCCACTTGTCCCAATCTTTAATTAAAGCCCTTGTATTTATACTCATTCTTTCTAATTCTGCATTTGTTAACTCAGCGGCACTTTTTATATTTTTTAATCCTTCAGCCATACCAGCTTCAATAAGTTCTTCAATAGATTTTTCTTCAATTTTAGGTAACTTTTGTAATCTTCCAGATAATGGTCCTAATAATCCACGTGCTTCCTCCTTAGCTTTTCGTGCCGCTTCTGCCGCTGCCGCTGCTCTTGCTGCTGCTTCTGATGCTGCTTCTGCTGCTGCAAATTCTTTCTCGGCTTTTTTTGCTCTTTGTATCATTAAATCTGCATAGTTAATTTTTTTCTTTATAAGATTAATTTCATCATCATACCTTCCAGTTTTTTCATGTATTCCGAAAGGACCACGAGCAACTACTAATTCTTCCTCTAATTCTGCTAACACTACTTTCCATGCTTCTAATACTGTCAGTTTTTCCTTCTTAGGAAAGAGCGCACTTAACCATTTATCCGTCCATCTTATAACTTTTGTAAGCAGCACAATTGCTCCCCCATCACCAGCTAATGCATTAAAAATTGAAATTTGCAATGATTCAAAAGCACTACTTAATTCTCTAATCTTTCCTTCCCAACCACCCATTTTAATTTCAGCCATTTCTTTTGCGGCACCACCAGAGGCTATTACTTGTTTTGTAAACCCCTCTAATGCAGGCCCACCAATATTCATCAATATAGCTGCTGCTGAAGCAGAACGAAGTCCGAATAATTCTTGTGCCTCTGCTGCACCAATTCCCATTTCATGTAATCTATCAAAAATTTCTGTTAGTGTATGTGTTTGTAAATTCATTCCACCCAATTTTTTTGATGCATCAGAACTTGCACCAGCTAATCTTAACATTACATTTCTTAGAGCAGTACCAGCAAGAGAACCATGAATACCACGATTAGCAAGTTCTCCCATAATAGCTGTTGTTTCTTCAAGAGACACACCGAGACTTGCTGCAACTGGAGCAGCATATTTCATTGATTCTGCAAAACGTGTAATATTTAATGCACTGCTGGTAAAACTCATTGCCATAACATCTGAGACTCGCATTGCATCTTTTGCATCAATATTGAAACCGCGCAATACATTACCAGCTATTTCTGCCGCTTGTGCAAGATCAGAGCCTGTTGCTTGAGCCATGTATAAAACACCTTCAGCAGCAGCATTAATTTGTTTTGCAGTGAAACCAAGTTTTGACAGCTCATGTTCAAGCTCACCAACTTGGGAAGCGGTATAAGTAGTAGTTTTACCAAAATGTCTTGCGGTCTTAGTTAGTGTCTGCATTTCTTTTTCAGTAGCTTTTGAAACAGCCTTAACCTTACGCATTGTAGTATCAAAATCAACGCCAACCTTTGCTATATCTTTTAATACCCTAAAACCGGCATAAGCCACTGCAAACCCAGTAAAAGCCCGTGTTAACTTTTTTAGACCACCAGCAGCGGTTTTCTTACCAGCTTTATCTAAACCCTTTATGCCTTTTTCTGCTTGTTTAAGCTTTCCAACTACATTTCCATCTTCAATTTTCAGTTCCATTATAATAGACATAAAACCTCCTAAACCTATCTATGCTTACTTCTCATTTTTTGTGCAATATGATTTACAGTTTTCAAATGTATAATCTCAAGTACTTCCCAAAAGAAAACAGGATCATCAAGCTCAATCGGTATGTTATTCAACAAATCAAAATTGATAGTAATAGAACCAAAATCTGATACACTTGAAAACGACAACAATTTCTGATACACTTCCCACGCTACTGCAATATCACCAGTAAATTTAATTTGCTCTCCATATAGTTTACAGCAATATGGCATACCACTTTCAGTTACTACTTCTTCACATGTTTTTTCTTTGCACCTTTTGCAATCACTGGTTGGGTCGTATTCGTAGCTGAGACAGGTTTCAACCCATCCTGGGCGGGAGCGTCCAAGTCGGTCGATCCCGCCAGCAAGTTTTTTAACTTTTCTTCTCTCTCACTTACTGCATTCCAAACAGCCATTAAAATAAATACAACCCGCTCTTGTGAAATAATTTCAAATGTTTTTAAAATCTGAAGTGCTTTCTCTTTAGAAAATGGAATAGCAAGATTTCTATTTGAATCAACAATGCCTTCCCATTTAACCATTATACGAATAAGAAATTCATACTGTTCTGTAAATGTTAGAGCAAATTTACCGTCCGTATGTTTGCTTGCAAAATCCCAAAGCCAATCACGCTCACCACGAAAATATATCTTCGCCGGTACATCATTCTCATCAACAGCAGGAATTTCTTCAATATGATCAAAATGTTCTAATTGCTTCATGTCCAATTTCATGGTACGGCCCCTTCTATAAAAAGTTAAAAAGAATTAAAGCTCATCAATATCATCATCAATTTCAACTGTTGCTTTAACTGCTTTAGCTGCATCAATCTTGTTTCTAATAACTGAGAACTTTTCCATGTGTTCCCAAAGAGCTTGATCTTGGTTTGATTTAAAATAATGAAGCATTGCAGAACGAATTATATTCATTTCAATGCCGGTTAAATTAGAAATTACATACTCTCTTGAAGGACTTAAATATCTCTCAGTATGATAAAAAGGCACTCCCTGTTGGGTGCTTTGATTCTGTTGCTGTTTTGCTACAGCTTTTCTACTACGATCTTCAAGCAACTTTTTTTTCTTCTTACTAATTTTCTTTTTATCTGACATTGTGTGTGGCCCCTTTCTTAAATTTGAAACAGAGAGATAAAAACTGGGGCCTTAGTTTCTACCCCCCTGTCTCGTTCTCCGCACACTGGCAGCGTGGCGGAAAGAAATAAAATCAATTGATTCTTAAATACTATCTCACTTCTTCTACTTTACTTCTACCGGGTAAGTACGTTTATAATATCCATCACCCTCAAACAAAGCAATGTGAAGTCCACGCTTGCGGGCAATTACGTCAAGGGTAGACACAACCTCAACTAAATCTGAATCCTCAATAAGTCCTTGTAAAATCTGCTCAATTGTCAACTTGTCAATTGCTTCTAATAGTAATTCAGATATTCCAGACATTGTTTACCTCCGTGTTTTATTGCGTCTTGTGGTGCATAAAACACTCGTTCATGCACCACAACAGGGCTTGTTGTGTTTTCATGCACCACTACCTTTCAATCAGGCCGTGCTCCCTGAGAGCAGCCAGAAGTTGATTGAACCTAATTACAACATCTTCCGGGTTTACCACGTCTGATATTGCTGATTGGCGTTTATTAAGAACCCTTTGATAATTAATAAACACACCACCCCCAAAAGCAAGAGACAGATTGCCCTTATTGTCTAAGCTTGTCTTGGGTTTAAGATTTTCATATAAAGCCAAGCCGTTAGGGGCGTACAGGGCGTTGATATTGCCAGCCCCATTATAAACGGAGAGAATACCATCCCCCTCTTTATTTTGGCTCAAATATGTTCTTGGTCCACTCTCATGACGAAAAACAAGTCCGTTTTGTACAACAGTCATCCCCGTATCTGGCACAATCTCTGTCGGCACGGCTTTTTCGCAACTAATCAAAAACAACAAACTAAAAAATAACACAAATAAGATTTTCATTAAAAGCCCCCTTGTTATTAAGTATCAATTAATCCGTGCGTCCTGAGCCTTGCAAGTAGATCATTCAGTCGCGCCATTGTACTCGCTGGATCCGTAGCATCGGCAACCGCCGCACCCCGGGTTCCGAGAACCTTATCAGTATTTGTATCATAAAGACCAGTAGTATATTTAAGGGCTATCGCAGTTACCGAAGTAAGATTTGACATTTCACGAGTACTATCACAAATTTCTGTTCCACCTATTCGTAAAGTGCCAGTCACTATATCGAAATGGCCCGTGGGCACTTTTACAACATCTGATGATCCTAAAACCTTGAGAATCAAATCATTATTTGCTTGAATTCTAAGATCATAATTGCCAGCGGTATATGTACTATCAGGAACAATAACACCACAACCCTCATAAGCGGCTGTAGTATGGATATAACGACCTATTGCTATTCCACTCCCATTTAAATCCATACGTCCACTAATAGATGAAGTCGGAAGACCCAACACTGTTACCCCCGGATGAACGCTATAGCCAACATCCCCGGTTCCCGAAGTAATGGTGAGTGCTGCAAAGTGGGTCGTAACCGCCGTATTCCACGCCTCAATGCCTGCATATCCGTAACTATCTTCTCCGATTGTTACCTTACGGGCCGCATCCCCAACCTGAATAATCAGCTTATCCGCATCTTTATCCCATTGCATATACTTGGTGGATGAACCAATTACTACATCCCCAACATCAGCACCACCAACCATCACTTTGAAAACATCCGCCCCCACATTGTCGATTACTTGTATTCCCGTATTGACATCCGGGAATATCCGCACCCTGGCCCCGCTGGCTGCGCTGTTGTACGCCCCGCCGGTAGCGGTCAGTTTTGTATTAGCCACAGTATTATCAGTAGCGCCAGCATTGGCAGGGGCGTTATTAGTGTTCAAAACATTTATATCACTTTCAGCATTACTTGCTGCTGCCCAACCAGAAGAAAAAGTACAAGAACCACTAATCGCTATTTTATTAGCTGCAATGTTTAATGTTCCACCATCCTCGTTGCTGGCGTTAATTGAAGCAATAACATTAGTATCTTGAACTGGAATAAAAGCAAGGGCAGAAAGAATTACTGTACCAGTATAAATACTTCCACCATCAATTTGTGTTGTATCAGAACCGTGCGCCCAACCAGCAACAGAGGTTCCTAACAAACCATTTACATATGTTGTATCATTTGCTGTATTGCTTCCAGTAACATCTGCTCCACTTTCAGCAGGAGCGTGGGTTGTGTTCAAAACATCTATATCAGATTCAGCATTAGATGCTGCTGCCCAACCAGAGCTAAAGGTTGTAGTACCAGCAATAGCAATTCTGTCAGCGGTAATATTAAGCCCCTCAGAACTTGCGTTAATCGTAGCAACTACATCATTTACTCCAGTTGCAGAATACAGTGGAGTAAAATTAAGAGTGCCAACATCAAGACTTCCAACTTGAATGTGTGCAGCAGTAAGTGTATTGGCTAAAACTTCATTTCCTGTTACTACATTTGCTGCTAATATATCTGTTGTAATTATAGTTTTAACGCCACCAGCGACACCACCAAAAGCTTGATATTCTGCACTCTTTCCTGTATCTCCGTTTGGAGCTACAACAGCTATAAGAACTTTACCGACACCATTAGCATTAGCACTATTCGTAGTTGTCTGTAGTGTGGTTGTGCTGACAGAATAGTCAAAATATACATATGTTACTGTTGCAATATCTCCAGTATTACCAGAAAGTATAGAATGCGTTGTGCCTTTGCTAAATCTTATAATACCACCTGTCCAAGCAACTGTATTATAATCTACAGAGCTAAACGTAGCATCAAAGCTCCACCCTTGTAAATCAAGCGGAACACCACCACCACCGCCTCCGAACGTGTCAACGTACTTTTTATTCACCAGAGCATAATCTTCAACGGGATACGCAGATGGGCCGATAGGAAATTCATCAAAAGTTTTAACACCTTCAATAGTTTGTGCTATATTTGCAGTCAAAACGCATTTTGCGTTTAGATTGACCGTGGATATTTCATCTGAATTATGCCATTGGCTCATTATAAAGCCCCACAAAAGAGATAATTTTTATTTACTATTCAATACTATAAAGTCCCAATTTTAGTACTCAGAATACAGGTTTCCTGAACGCGAATTTTGAAACATTGCCAAGACTGGGCCGTCCTTAATCGGCGTAACATCTTTCAACTGCGTTGCAGAATCAGTCCAGCCAGAAGGAATACTTGCAACAGGACAGCGAAAAGCTTTGCCTTCTATCATATGATTAGCCAATCCTGGACCGCCCACGTTGGGTGTCGGCACATCAAAATAGTCTATCTTGGGCAGAAACAATCCAAATTGATAATATTTACCTGTAGAACCTATCTGTGGGCCTATGTATTCAATTGAGACATACTCTGCATTACCTGAGTCTTTTTTGTCGAGCCACGTGTCTGCCTCGTAGCGAGGAAGCTCAAAACTAAACGTACACTGTATAAAATCATTTCTCATCGGTTCAAGAATGAGCTGACTATCAGCAGTTCTACTATCAACAGCAAGTAAGTTTTGAATAACAAGCTCCCAACGAGTAACATAAATAACAGTTGTTTCTACTGTTACTGCTAATTGCGCTGGTTTAATAATCAAATCATCATAGCTGTTTTGTAGGTTTGTTTTAAGTGTCCACGCAGCAGAATTATAATCATTACGAGCCTCAGTTTGTGCAACTATATCTAAAGAGGCTTGTATTGACTCTGTATCACCAGTAAGAGTAAGCTGATTTATCATAGCATCTGTGAGCCTATAATCTGAAACTTGCCTTGAAAGCCCAAGAGTGAAAGCACGAACTTTCTTGTCAGCGGCAGACCATGTGCCACCACCCGCACCTGAAGTCATTCTGTCCTCACCAGCAGTCCAGCCGTATCGTTCTGCTGTATCATCACACTCATAGACATGCTTGTAAACACCAGTAGCATAATTATGGGGAGAACCACCCTGATCATCATCGTTTGGGTTCTCATACCCAAGAGCAAGAGCGATTAAATCTTCTATACCACCCTCATAAAACAGTGGTAACACAATATTACCTGAAACTGTATGCCCAGTTTGATATGAGACTTGTCTACCATACGAACCATCAATAATATCTGGTATATTTACTGCACGTTCTCCGCTAATCTCAGCAGATATAAAAGGAACCTGATCGTTTGCACCAAGCGTTTCTGCATCACCAAAAGTTGATTGCGTCTCGCCCTTTTGGAATGACATTTTGGACAGGGCACCATTAAAATCAGCCATAATAACCCCAAAGTTTTATGTTTCGATTGTAAGTCGAACTTCTTTAGTAATTGCCGATAAATTAGTATTACGAGCAGCATTTAGATATGCAGTAAGCTCTATCGGCACTCCAGCAGGACCGGGCCCGCTGATAGGAACATTTGGTATCTGGGTTATTTTAAGAACTGGCAATTGAATTAAAGCATTATTACTACCAGTACCGGGGATAGTAAAATCCATTTGCAATAGAGTTTCAGCAGCTTCCCACGTTGCATACTGATCTGTATCATATCTTGCAATTTCACCAGTTACTTTTATTTCCCTAAAACCAGACTTCAAATGCTCTAATGGCAAATCAGAATTTGAACGATAAGCACCATCATCAAGATTATGGTTAATCTCGATTGAAGCGTTTGTCATATAAATTTGATCATCATCATCAAGTGCTGCATCTTGTATAGCCAATCTTATCTTTGTTGAATCAAATGCCCACGGCTCAGAACTGGTCAATGAAATACCAGCAAAAGCTGTAGCAACACGATCTGAATCTTTAGACTTGAAATTAAAAGTACCTATCCAGTTTTCACCGGCAGAACCAGCAAGGGTGAAACTATTTATTTTTGCTCCAAGTGCTTGAAAACGACTAACCGTTTTTTCAATCCAAAGAGTCAGTGAAAGGTGTTCGGTCTCTACAAGATCGTAAACACCACTTGATTCAGAACCAAACGCAGCCTCAAAAAGCAAATCATTGTTATCATAGTCCATTTCAATTTCTAAATCACCAGCAACAGTTTTGTTACCTCTTCTATCTTCTCTCTGTGCAGCAGTACCATCAAGGATTGGAGATGCTACCCTTGCAATCTCTGGACTAATACCTTCAGATAGCAAGCGTAACATTTCAGTTGCAGTAGCAACAGTACCATAAGCAGAAGTCTCTTCACCAATCCCAAGTTTTCCTAATACACCGTTAAACGTGCTCACAATAACACTCCTTTTTAATTAACAATTTGTTTTCTTACCACGCATTGTAAAGGTGTTTGAACGAAAGTGTGATAGCTATCCCACCTTGTATTTTTTCTGCACCTTCAATAATAGCAATGTCCTCTTTTGTTGGTTCAAAATGGTGTATTATACTAAATTCTTGGTCTATAAGGGCTGTAGATAATCTATTTAAAACGTCTTGTTTCATTTTTTCAACAATATCCTCTTTATCTTCATCAGCTACCTCTGATGATGTGTCTTTTGTAATTACAATATAAATATTCAATTCTCTTTCAAAAGTTCTGTTAGCAAGTATTTTATCATCTACATTAAGTTGTCTAATTTCAATTGTTGGATAAATATCTACTGCTAATGCTGAATGATCAAGTTGTCCACGCGCAACCTTACCATAAGTATAATTATATGTGTCTCCAGATTCAATAGAAGATAGAGCAGTTTTAATTTCTTCTAAAGCAGTTGTTATTTTAGATTCAGTAACCATAAATTATATCCTCTTTTTCATATGCTTTTTAAAATAACCACCAAATTTTTTATACAATTTATTCAGCTTTGCAGTATCACCAACAATTGGTTCTAAAAATGGTCTACGAGTCATACCAGCAACAGAACTTTTAAATGACAAACTTTGAGTAAATTCTTTTCCATATATTTCTTCTTTTATTGTACCGCGTCCAGAAGCTCCTCTACGACCTGTGCCAAATTCAAGATATTTATCATATGGCCCATCTTCTAATTCTTTTCTAAAACTACCAAGCAACCCTACAACTTTACCAGCTATTCTAACTACACGACCAATTATATTACCTTTCAAATTGCCTGCTACAACAGAAGGAAAACCAAAGGGTTTAGAACCACCAGCAGTAATTTTTCCTTTACTATCTTTTCTGACTGGTACTTTAGACATTTCACGCTTAATTGTATTAGCAGAAGAAAGTACAAGTTGGTTCATTGCTCTTGCTTCTGCTGTTTTCAAGTTTTTGCCATAAAGAAGTTTAAATTTTCTTCTAACTTCAGCAAGATTTTTTATGTGTAACATAGTAGCCATTAAACTACCACAATTCTTTTATATCTCTGGAGAACCGCTTTTGTATCAGCAGGTAAATCTTTAACAACATAAGTTGTAGTTGCAGAATCAACTTGGGTTGATCGTCTTGTTTCTTGTATAATACCAATACGCTTACCGCCAATAAACGATCTTAAATATTCAATTGCAGTAAGTTTGATTCCTTCTAATCGTATATCCTCCGGTATATCAGTCCACCCATAAGTATATGTTATTTTAATACTTCGTCTGCCCGACCGCCAAGAGCCTGAATTATAAAGTACAATCCCACTATCTGGCTCAAATGTATAGTTATCACTATCTACAAGAGAAACAGCATCCCAATCCCAATTTATATCATAGTAAATACTATCTATTTCAGATATAGGATAATTCTTTAGAAGTAATTCACTATCACTTGGCCCATCATAATACTCGGTAATCTCTTGCACATCTAATTTTCTTTTCATATACCTTTCAAATGAAACTGTAACAGCCTCAAGAATTAATTGAAGTTGGTCATTTAAACGGTTGGTTTTAAACTGATTGTTAGTAGTGCCAACAAAGAATAATTTACTTACTCCAAGAACATCGGTAGCAGGAACATCAGTAAGGGTTAAAACAACACCATCTGTAGCTGCATAAAGATATGTAAACCACCCACTAAGTGCATCAATATAATCTGCCATCTCACCAAATGTGTCCCATGCTGTTCTACCCGCATTACTTGGATCATAATCAATAGTATAAACAGCAGCATCAACTCCACCAACTATTGTCAAAACTACTTTATTTCCACCTATTTGTACTGTTGCTGATGTTGCATCAGTAGAAGTACAATAGATAGAGAAAGCAACAGTAGCTGGTTCAATATTTAAATAGTTTCTTAAATCCTCAAAAGAAGCAACAAGCCGATTAACTGACATAATTATTAACCCCCAGTATCACTTGCTAATTTTGTGATTAAAATTGATGTTAAAGTATCAAGTTGCTCTTTTATACTTTTCAGTTGTTCTTTCCCCTCACTTGCTTTTTCTTCTAATCGAACAACCTTAGAATCAATTCCTACTTGCATTAATTCAAAATTTGCTGTGTATCGTAAATTATAAATAGTTAGTGTTAAAAAAATCATAATTAATCCATAAAGCACTTGCATAGATCGTTGTGAACAAAATTTAGGATAATATTCACGATCAAGATACAATTTAAATTTCGCTTGGTTTGGACTTAAATCAGAATCTTTCATTATATATCTCCACCTAATAAAATAGGAATCAATGTAGTATCACTTTTTGTGTTTGAATTATTTAAATCTTCTTTTATATTTATAATATCTAAGCTGTCCAATAAAACAATTATTTTATTAATTTCTTTTTGTATATCTTCAATAGCTTGTTCATTTTGATCGTATTTAATAATTAAACTATTAACACTATGTAAGGTTTTTGTAGCGTTTAATTTTGTAGTATCTAAAACAAGTTTAGTAACTATCTCTTTATTAGTTTTCATTGTATCTGGAGCAGCAAATATTACAACTGCAACAAATATACAAGATATCAATAATAACTTATACATTTATAAATCTCCTATTTTAATTTAATACTCTGAGTCTCTTCACTTTCTTGTGTTTACTGTTCGCCCATCAACTATCAATGCGCCACCAACGGCAGGGGTCTCTATTGTTTTCCACGCGCCGAAGCTCTTACCTCCGCAGCGTGGCTCCCTGTTTCCGTGATAGTGGTCGTATCGGCATCATTCCCCAGTGTCATATACTCAAAACCCCAACTGGTCATATTCGCACCGCCAACGGAATCAGCATTGGCGTGGAGAATCACCGTTACCATATCGAGATTGAGCGAATCAGCGGTCGTTATTCCCGGCTGATATTTTTCTTCGTAATAAACTACAATATAAGGTGCCTCACCTGCGCCCAATGACCAAATTGATCTCCAGTCCAGTCCTGACGGCTCTACATTCTTATGATCTTGCCGATCCATCATAAAAAGCTTCAAACTATCACCGAGAGCATTCTGTATCCCCGTCTTGCCATCAGCCGTAAAAAGACGGCTATAAAACACTCCCTCAGAAGAACCAGAATTAACTATAAAAGGCTCGGTATATTTTACTACATTGGGGTACGCAACATCCCCCGCCGCATGGCCCGTAAACTCTGTCAACCAGACCGAATCAATAGAACCGCCCGTAAGCGTGGCCTCAAGTATATCCACTGTATCATTTCCTACGGGGTTGGTTGTTAGCCACACATTCAAATATGCAGAATCAACCACCCCTCCCTGTATCGCTGACAAATCAAAAACTAAACCGGCGCGTGCCATATAAAAATAACCCACAGCTTCATACGTACCTATATTGGCGGAAGTCGTACTAAACGCATACCCCATCGTATCAGCCCTTGTGGTTGCATACGTTGGGGTTTCATGCGCTCTAAATGCACCAGCGGTTGTTAAAGAGGTATCATTAATAACTGAGGGATCAAACCAAACAGAGTCACCCGCTACAATGGTGCCCAGCATTACGATCAGGCTATCGGCGGTAAACTGCGCTGTAAAGTCAACGGCCTCCTTCTTCTTATTCCACGCCTTTAGCTTACCGAGCCGCATTCGTTCAACGCCTTCAATGCTCTTGATAACCGCTCCATCTGACAGCACAGTCTTTGCCAGCGCACCGATAAGGTTGTACTTCCACGCCAACCGGGTAGGAGATTTGCTTGTTAGAATCAGGGTCTCTTTCACCCCGCTCGAAGTAATGTCAAACTCAACATCAATCCCAGCAGTGGAAGAATCGGGAATGAACTCAACGGACGTTCCCAGCCTTTCATATTTATACTTGCCCGGCCGAGTCTTGCTGTAAGTAACCTCGAACCGTCCGGCGTTGACTTTCGTGTCGTAGTCGCCTGCTTTTGAGGCTCCCAGAATTGAAGTCTCAGTGAACCGATAAGGAACCATCGTACCCGCAGAATCCCAGTTGATCGGGGGGGAACCAGATAAGCCATAATGAATCGCCCGCTGCCAATAGAATCGACCTCATACGTCACGCTGTTTATCGTACCTTTGCTGACCCGCCGGATAGTGTTAATCGGCTGAACCGGCTCTTTGCTCTTGGTTACTTTCAGATCCCCAGCCAGCAACAGGGAAGGCAATAGCAAGGCCAGCAATGTCAATATGCTTTTCCGCATGGTCAATCCTCCCATAGCCACGGGTGCGGGTCAATTTCAATATCAATCGTGGTTGAATCCTCTGTCGTCCATCCGTAGTTCTGCATCTTCTTTGTATTGCTTCGCAGCGAATCCGTGAGGCTCACCCCGCCAGCGGTAACTGAATCGCTCACTATCTTGAGACCCGCCGTTGGAAAGTTGTACCACGATATCGTTAACAGCCCTGTTTTCTGGAAGCGGCCTGTCGCGCCCTTATTCACAGAATCAACGGCAAAGCCTCGCGCCACAATCGAGGTTGAAGTATCGGCCCGATACCACCTGTCATCCGATTTCAGGTAGTAGGCCCGGCCCGGACTTAAAGTATCCCCGGCCTCGCCGTAATGGTATTTCAGGCTGTCAACCTCAGTTTCAAGATTAGCTATTAGGCCCTGATTCACAACCACAGAATCCATAGTACTATCTATACCAGATTCTAAGTCAGCTATTAATCCCTGATTCACCACTACAGTATCTACAATAGAATCTAATCCAGTTTGCAAGCTATCAATACCTGCCTCAGCAATATTTAATCAGCTATGTTTAATGCGGTATTAATAGAATCAGTTGCAGATTGTAAACTATCTATACCAGATTCAGCTATATTTACATCTTCTAATACAGAATCAAGTCCAGTTTGTAATGAATCAATATCAGCTTCTGCTGCGTTCAAGTCCGTGCCTATAGAATCTGTAGCAGATTGTAAACTATCTATACCAGCTTCTGCTATATTTACATCAGTTTGTAAAGTAGAAATTAGGCCCTGATTCACAACCACAGTATCCATAGTAGAATCAAGTCCAGTTTGAAGCTTTGTTATATTACTTGTAAGTGTACCAGTTAAACTCCATACCTCATCTAAAGAATCCTCAATTTCAATATAAACATCAGCAAATGTTGGTAATGCCGCAATGTCAGAAACATTATCTGACACATT